AAAAAAAAAATGGGCCCGAAGGCCCATCTCTCGATTGCAGGTGGTCAACTCGGTTTGCATTCGTGAGACCAGGAACCGTCGGGGTTCTCCTTGACGGTGAGGAGGGTGTACTCCTTGCCGTTTCGAGTGAACACCTGGCCAGGCTCAGCGAGCTTCTGATCCGTGATGATGACGTAGGTCTCAGACATTGGCCATCCACCAGAGTAGCCAGAACATGGCGGTGATGACGACATAGCCGACGATCGACTCTACCCGGTCGAGGCGATATGCCCCAGACATGATGGCGTAGCCGACGACCGTGGCCGCGAGGGGGACGATGATGCTCACTTGCGACGCCCCTTGCGGGCCAGTGACATCACCTCGCGACGGGCTTGGCCCTTCGCCACTTTCTTCGCCAGCTTCAGTCGGCGCAATGGAACCTTGAGTTTCATGTCATGATCCTTTGAGGTCTCTGAGCTGCAACTCGAGCTCGAAGTACTTGAGCCATTCACGACGCCAACCCCTCTTGCGAACGATAAGCGCCATGCAGTTGAGGATGTGCGATCGCTCCATCTGATCGATGCGCACGAGACGACCATCAGCGCACTTCCACACACGGACGAGCATCACACGTACCCCTCGAGGATGGCGATCACGAACGCCACATAGGTGAGCGCAAGACCGATGGTGAAGAGCTTGACGATCAGCATGTCAGCTCCGATTGATGCGCTCGGCCGCCATCGCGTCGGCGAGAGCGAAGATGCACTTCGCCAGGCCGGCCTCGATCTCCCCCTGGCCGACGGTGCCCTCGAGCTCCTTGGCCATCATGTCGGGCAGCAGGCTGTGGGCGATAACGAGAGCGCACAGGTCGCGGTACGTGTGACCGGCGGTCAGCGCGTCAGCGATCGTGGCGACCAGGGCAAGCCCCTTCTGGTCGATCTGGTCCATTTGCTCAGGGCTCATGTTCAAACTCCCATCAGTGTGAGAATGATCGGCGCCACGAACATGGCGACGAGGACGGCGTAGTGGTGGTCGTGTCGCGGCTCCCAGGGGAACCACTTGTCAGTGTGCCTCATGTCAGCCTCCCAGGTAAAGGACGAGCGCCCTCACGAGGTGATACCCCAGCCAAATGGCGAGGCCGAGTGCGGTACCACAGACGGCGATGACGCCGGCTATGGCAAAGTAGATGAGGTAGGTAAGCTCAGGAAGCCTTCCCATTTTCTCCCTCCAACATCAGGGCGACGTTGATCGCCCGAGAGAGAAAATGCGCCTTGCGGACCGGGGTGTCAACGCCGTTCTTCTCGAGCTCAGCGTTGAGGTCCTCGATCTTGGCGAGGATTTTGGTGGCGGTGTCCTGCGTCACCCACAGGACGTTGCCCTTGCCGCACATCACCTCGTCAGTGACGATGACCTGCTGGTCGGAGGCTTCATCCGTCACCTTGGTGCCCGCTTCGACAATGAAGAAGTGGACGCCATACAGGGACATGGTGCTCATCGATCGATCCTCCTCAGTTGCTTGGTGTTCGCGGCATCATCACTTCTTCTTCGGAGGCTTGTAGTGCTCGGGACGCGTGCGATCATCGAGCGTCGTAGGCCAGATGAGGCGAGCCTCGAAGTGCTCAACCGGCGCACGATTGGCCAGCTCGACCAGGTAGTGATTGCCCCCTTCGGTCCGACCGGTCACCTTGACCACTTCCCAGTCGCCGATCATGGTGCCGATCGGTGGAGCATCGGGCATCCTCATCTCAGCCGTGCGAGCCTCGCGGCCGAGCGTCTGGAGCATCGCCAGTCGACGATGGACGAATTGCCCGGGGACACCGGGAGGAAATCGAAGACGGCCAAGGTAGATGCCAGTGGCCGGCACGATGCGCGCGGGGTGACGCTTGAGGAAGCGCTTGAGCGCACGCACGGCTTTGCGTGACGCCTTGCGACGGCGCTTCTGGAGGATGCCGAGCAGGCGCGGCGTCGCGCTGTACCCCTCGGCGAGGAGGACTTCACGCTGCGCCTTGCGCGCACGCTCCTGCAGCTCAATGACGCGTGCCTTCTTCATTCGTCCCATCCATCTTTGCACTCAGCCCCGTTCTTGCCGGTACGGGGAGTACCGGTTGCCCAGAAGTCGTCCTTCTTGCCAGGCTCAAACGTCGCGCCAAAGGCCTCGCGAATGGCCTTGACTTCAGGCGTGCGCTTGGGTATCTGGGCCATGTTGGGACCCTTCGACACCATGCGCCCTGTGGGTGACTTCTTCATGTTTACTCCTCCACCAAGAACTGGTAGCCGATGAGCTTCTGCAGGGACTTGACCGGCAGAACACCGAGCTCGAATAACTCAGCAGTCAGCTCGCCCAGGTACTTGTCCTGCTCGTCGCACCGCGCGCGCAGTTCGCTGATCTGGTCGTCATGATCGGACGAGAGGCGATGTGTCACCGCCTGCTCGATGGTGTACTCCTTGCCCTCGAAAGTGTAGCTCCAGCGCTTGGTGATGCGCATGTCACAGCTCCTTGGCGGAGGTGATGAGCACAGGCTTGAGCACGACGAGCTTGCCATCGCGCAGCTCGAGAGTGTATCGGCCGGCCTCGACGTGGCTGTTGATGCGATCGCGGCACTGGATCATCGCTTCGTCGAAGGTCACTCTCGCCTTGGTGTGGGGCTTGTACTCCGACTTATGGGAAATTCGGATGACCAGGTCCCCATCGATCGTAGCCTGAGAGCTGATGAACATCCCGAGCAAGCTCTCATAGTCCTCGTTGATGAAGTACGCGGCATAGAGGTTCTTGCGGGTATGCCGCCGCTCGGTCACCATCCGCCAGTCCTCACGAGGCACCGATGTGTCGAGCATGAGAGTATCCGCGTCGATCACCACAGGAGGCGGGCAACGCCAGCGATTGCCTTCCTTGTGGCAGAATAGCTCATGAAGCCCGGATGGGAGATAGAGGTTCAGCCGAGAAGGTTGACCTTTCCCCCCGCTGACGACGGACACGCTCAGGGGCTGCGGAGTAAAGGCGGTCATGGCTTATCCCTCTTAGCTTTGTGAATGAGGTCTCTGACGAGGCTGGGCCTCTCACAGACTAGCAGAGTGCTAGACGGGTCATCCATCACGTCAGTGCTAAAGAGGATCATAGTGAACTCATGCTCAACGGGCGAGTAGAACCGAACGATGAAGTCGGTGTTGATGTAGACGAGGCGCGGGGAGTCTCCTCCCAGGTACTCGTGGACTTCGATGAAAGTGGCCATGCTCACAATTCCTCAGTAGTGACGACGCGTTTGAGCACGACGAGCTTCCCATCGTAGAGCTCGAGCACATAGCCCCCCTTCTCAGCGGCGCGATTGAGAAGGTTACGCGCCGCGCGAATGCTGCTGTCATCGTGCTCACCCACCGACGGGATCGCCCCGCGAACGGTGTCGACCGGCGGGCAGGGACGGTAGTCATGCTTCTTTTCCAGGTGGATGGTCTTTCCCTCGATGGTAGCATCAGCAGCGCGAAATATCCCAAGCTGTCTACCCCAGTGCGGAGACGTGAACGACACGCGCATGGAGTCGGGGGTAGTGAGTGTCAACCTCGTGCCAGCCCGGGGGCCGTCCTCAAGCTCCAGATGGGAAGGGGTTATCACGCGGGGGCGCGGACAGTACAGCTTGCCTCCACTCTCTCGGAATATCCCCTCGGGGAAAGGTCTCTCGAAGTACAAGGTCAGGATATAAAGCCCCCGACTGCCCTTCCTAACGCTGACTATCATGACGACTACCTCAGGTTGTTCTTGATGAGTGCGGTGATGCGGTCAACGTCGCTGTGGGCGAACGCCCAGCCGCCGTCGGGCTTAGGGACCGCTGCCTTGCGGAGCGCACCTCTCGCACGCGACGCGTCGATATTGAGCGATGCGGCGATAGTTTGGATCGTCACGCAATCATCAGCGCGCGCCCGTGGCTGGCCTTGCGTGCGTCGTGACGATGTTCCCTTACGGCGGGGGGTTTCCTCGGCGTTTTTGCCGGCGTCCAAATCGATTTGGCGTTGCGGACGTTGAGCAGGCGTCGTGTCGGGCGCTGGCTGAGGCCGGCGATCGATGATGTAGGGTACGTCTTTGCCGAAGCATTTCCACTGGGAGAAGTAAGGCTCAGGCGGCTGCCAGTCGCCGGGGCGAGTGTTGATGATGCGATCCATGGAGTGGTCAGTCATGTGATGACCGCGCGTCGAGATGACGGTGCCATGGTCGGTCACGAGGGTGTTATTGTCTTGCCAGGTGTAGTCGTGCCCGTCGAGGCAGCAGTCGAGGAAGTATCGTGCCGCGCGGAGGGAGCAGAAGTTCTGGTAGGTGAAGCGCCCGCTCGCGAGGGTGACGTAGAGGCCTGTCGTAGGGGGGCGGCTTGGGCTGCTCGGGAAATCGTGCTCACTTCGGGATGTGTCATGTCTGGCCACTTCCAGGTCCTCCTTACGCCATAGATGGATCGCGCAATTCGCCTGATGCGAGCGGGGCTCTGGTCAATTGCCCTGGCGATGTGCTTGATACCGATCATGTGGAGAGTATGAGGCGAGTGGCAAGACGTGTCAAAGAGAAAAATGAGGTGTCACACGCGTGATCGCGCGCGACGCCTGATCGCGCGCGTGGAGCTTCATGAAATGTTGGCGCGCATGGAAAGTGTTGTGTGTGTAAGTCGTTGATGAAGCACTGTGTCCGTATACCCGCCAACGCTTGGCGCGTAAGCAGATGACCATGTAGGATAGGCGTGACGTGCGTCTGCTGATGTAAAGTTGACGCGTCGATTGGCGACGATTACATTCGCGCCAAAGGGAGTTGTGAAATCGACATGGAGTGTTGCTTACTTCAGGGCGTTTGGCGGGTATGTGGTTACAGTGAGAAAACAATGACTTAAATAATAAATCATCATCATAAAAAGACAATTTTAGGTGAATGTTCGCGCGCGAAAGGATGCTGAAATGAGGAGTCTGGACAAAGAGCTCGTGAGTGCAACGATCGTGAAGGCACGGCGTCGCTGGAGCGTGTTCAAGATCGCCGTGATGCTGGGAGTGACGCCAGCGACAGTCTACAACTGGGAGAGGAAGTCTCGGTGCGTCGGAGCGAAACACCGCAAGGCGCTGGTGTCTCTGTCGGAGAAGATAGGGGACGAGCTGCTGGTGACGCGCTGGCGCGGAGACGGGGTGTACGGCGGTGGTCTTGATCCTGACCTGGTGAAGGACACACTGCGTCGCGCACGACGACGCGGTGCTACCGGGCTGGACCTGATCCTGCACTTCAGGCGCTCGCAGGCTACGGTGCGCCGGTGGGAGCTCGAAGGCAACGCGCCTGAGCCTGTACGAGACGCGTTCGTCTCTCTGTGTGAGAAGTATGGCATGAAGGGACTGAAGGATGAGTGGACGTCTTAATCCGACGCTGGTGAGGCGGACGATATATGCCTCAGTGCGGACTGTCGGGCTGGAGCGCACGGCGAGGTTACTGCGGCTGCGACAGGATGAGAAGCTGCTGGAGTGGTATCTGACTGGTGAGGTCGGGCACAAGATGCAGGCGCGCATGGCTGGGCTGTGTCGAGTGGTCGGGCTGAAGGACTTAGGGCGGCGGTGGAGAAGTGCGGAGGCTTTCGATGAAGATACTAGTGGCTAAGACGGGTCGTGGTGATGATCTAGTATCGGAGCTGCGTGAGCGTGGGCTGGACTGCGCACCTGCGAAGCACAAACGTCGAGTGCGTGTGTCTCGTCGTGGGCGTCGTATGCGCGACGTGTGGGTGTGGACGATCGGGGGTATGGTGTTCTGCGACGTGGACGAGGAGGTGATGAGTAAATTGCGGTGGTTACGAGGCGCGTGGATCAAGGATGACAAGTACGTCGAGGTGTCGCGTGAAGAGGTGGAGATGTTCTGTGAGACGCTGGCTGGAGTACCACGTTGGGTGGCAGGCGATAAGGTGCTGATAACGCTAGGGTTTTTGAACGGCCAGTACATTACAGTGGTTGAAGATGATGGCAAAACAGTCAAGGGGATGATAGAATGGGACAATGGCTTGGAGACGCTGGTGGAGCTAGAGTGGTTGACGCCAGGCGGCGAACTGGGTATAAAATAGCCCCATCGCTGATCCCAGGCGAGGTGATGGTCACCTGAGGCCGGAGCGATACCAACCACCGAGACTGCCACGCTATGGCCAGAGTGAGGGTTAAGCCCGGAATAAGCACGCGCACCTACACGGACCCTGAGGACCTGTGGGATGATGCGAAGGCCTACTTCATGTGGTGCGAGAAGAACCCCCACAAGGAACTGCGCCTCTCCCCGCGTCGCAATGGCCGCCCTTATCGTGAGTATGTCGACCACCCGCGCGCCTTCACGGCTGCCGGACTCGCTGCGTTCTGCGGGTTCAAGTCGTCATCCTTCAAGGTGTGGTTGGAGAATGAAGATCACCTCCTGCACGATGTGGCCTGCAAGATCGCAGACATCATGCACGAGCAGAAGTTCACGTATGCGGCTGTGGGGCTCATGAATGCCCAGCTCGTGTCGCGTGACCTCGGCCTCGCTGACAAGCGTGAGGTTGAGGGGGGCGGCAATGTGATCGTGAACCTCACTGGCGATGAACGAGACCTCTGACCTCACCGACAAGCAACGCGAGCTTGTACACGCTGCGGCGGGCAAGGCCCGTCACATCCTAGCGTATGGCGGCTCTCGTAGCGGGAAGACCTTTGGGTTCTGCTACTGCGTCGCCACACGCGCGCTCAAGGCGCCCACGTCGCGCCACCTCATCTGCCGCTTGCAGAACATCGATGTGCGACAGTCCGTGCTCATGGACACGTGGCCGACGATGATGCGCAAGCGGTACCCCGGGGTGAAGTGGACGCCGCACATCAGCGACCAGTATGTGACCTTCGATCACAACGGCGCCGAGGTTTGGTTCGCTGGGCTGGACGACAAGGAGCGTGTGGAGAAGATCTTGGGCAAGGAGTACGTGACGATCTACCCCAACGAGACGTCGCAGATTGCTTACGAGACCATCCTGACGCTCCGCACCCGCCTCGCACAGCGTGTGGCTCAGAGCGACGGGCGCGCACTGCCCCTCAAGATGTACTATGACCTCAACCCTGTGGGGCGGGGGCACTGGACGTACAAGGAGTTCGTGCAGCTGGTGAGGCCGGAGAATGACCAGCCTCTGCCGGAAGGAACACGCGCTCACGTGGTCATCAACCCGCAGGACAATGCGGTCAACCTGCCGCCCGAATACCTGGAGGAGCTTGCCTCTCTGCCCGAGCGGCATCGGCAACGCTTCTACGAGGGGAAGTACTTGACCGAGGTGCCTGGCACCCTCTGGCCCATCTCGGTGATCGACAAGTGCCGAGTTGTCAAGCCGCCGAGGCTGCACCGAATTGTCGTGGCAGTAGACCCGTCTGGCGGTGACGGTGCTGGCAATGATAGGCAAGGCATCGTGGCTGCGGGCAAGGGCGAGGATGGGCGCGCGTATGTGCTGCGCGACGCATCGGTCAAGCTGCAGCCCGCCGGCTGGGCCAATGTGGTGGGCAAGCTGTACGATGAGCTGCGCGCCGACTGCATCGTGGCCGAGGTGAATTACGGAGGCGAGATGGTGAGACACACTATCCGCACCGGGCACAAGATGGCGCGCATCGAGGTGCGCAACGCGTCGCGTGGCAAGCACATCCGTGCCGAGCCTGTCGCGGCGCTGTACGAGCAGGGCAAGGTGTCGCATGTCGGGCGCTTCTCCGCGCTCGAGGAGCAGATGGGCATGTTCACCACGGACGGCTACACGGGCGGCGACTCGCCAGACCGCGTTGATGCCCTCGTGTGGGCCCTCGACGAGCTCATGCTGCAGAGCGACTACCACTTGGGCAATGTGAGATAGGCGGGATTTACCCTCGATCGCGGGCGCCTCAAAAACGCTGGGCTGAGGGCGGACGTACGGCGTGACTGCCGCGGGCTTCGGCCTACCCGCCGACTAGGAGGACGACATGGCGACGTGTGGTCGATGCGCTGCGGCGCGCACGGCACTCAGTGAGGCATTTCGTGCAGTGACGCGCGGTGACGTGACGGAGGCTGCCCGCAAGACCGCTGAGGCCGGGGAACAAGTCATCCAGAAGGTGCGGTCCGAGAGCGATCGCATCCGCAACCTGAGGATCAGGAAATGAGGTTCTGGGATAGCCTGGTCTCTCTCGTCTCCGGCATGGGCACGGCGCGGGACAAGACCTCCACCGTGGCGTACCGCCTGCGCCCCTTCGATGGTGCCGAGCTCGATGCGATGTACCGCTCTGCCTGGCTGCCGCGCAAGATCGTGGACATTCCAGCGGAGGACGCGTGCCGCAAGTGGCGTGACTGGCAGGCGACGCCTGAGCAGATCACCGCCATTGAGGAGGAGGAGAAGCGCCTCGGTCTGCAGGGCAAGGTGCTCGAGGCGATGAAGCGTGCCCGCCTGCGCGGCGGATGTGCGCTGTACATCGGTGACGGCACGACTGACCCGACGCAACCACTTGATCCGGGGAGCATCCAGCAGGGGGGCATCCAGTACATCACGGTGGTGCCTCGCATTCAACTCGGTGCGGGCAACATCATCAGCGACGTGACCAACCCGGGGTACAACACCCCCGAGTTCTACACGGTCAACGGGCAACTGAGCGCGGTCAACGTGCACCCCTCGCGCCTCGTCATCTTCCAGGGCGCCGATCGCCTAGAGGATGCGGTGACGGATGGGTGGAGCGACAGCGTGCTGCAGATCGTCTACGACGCGGTGCGCAACGCCGACAGCTCTTTCGCCAACGTCGCCTCCCTCATCTTCGAGGCGAAGGTGGATGTGCTGCGCATCCCGTCGTTCATGTCGTCGCTGGCCGATGCGGAGTACCGCTCGCGCATGATCGATCGCACCACGCTCGCGGCTACGGCCAAGGGGGTGAACGGCATGCTGCTCCTCGACAAGGAGGAGGAGTACGATCAGAAGGACCTCAAGTTCGGGTCTCTGCCCGAGCTGCTCGATCGCTTCGTGCAGGCGACGTGCGGTGCTGCGGACATCCCTGCCACCCGCCTGTGGGGGCAATCTCCCGCCGGCATGAACGCGACGGGCGAGAGCGACTTGCGCAACTACTACGACGGGCGCGCATCGTACCAGAACCTGGAGATGACGCCGCGCCTGCACATCCTCGATGAGTGCCTGATCCGCAGCGCGCTGGGCTCTCGTGACAAGGACATCCACTACATCTGGGCGCCGCTTTGGCAGGTGTCGGCGAAGGAGCAGGCGGAGATTGGCGTCTCTGCGGCGAACACCATCAAGACCCTCTCCGACACCGGCCTGTGGCACCAGGAAGCCCTGGCCACAGCGGGTGCGAACATGCTCGTCGAGCGTAGCGTACTGCCCGGGTTTGAGCAGGCGATTGCTGACGCTCCCGAGTATGACCCGTCGCTCGAGCCGGCTGACCCGAATGTTGACCCGAACGCGGTACCCGCCGGGGGTGAGTGATGAACAGCTACGACCTCGCACGCATGGTGCGCGGCTCTGCCCGCGCGCGCTTCGGCTTTCGACGCGTTCAACTCAAGGCGCCGCAGGCAAGCCTCGGTGCGGAGAAGGGGTACCTGCGGGCTGAGCGCATCATGCTGCGTGGGTTGCAGAAGGCCATCGCCGAGAACATCATGGCGAACTATCGCCCTGGCGTCCTCGACGCGCAGGTGGTTGATGTGGGAGAGACGTGGTGGGAGATGGTGCGTGCCATCGGTGACCGCCTCGTGGCCGTCGCCAACCGCGCCGTCAACCGCATCATTGACCTCGAGGCCAAGCGCAACACCGACCAGTTCATCGAGATCGCCAAGAAGGCGCTCAAGATCGACCTGAAGGCGGTGGTGCGACAGGAGGACCTTGACGACTACCTGCGCACGGCGGCACAGCGCAACGCGAACCTGATCCGCAACCTGTCCGAGCAGACCATCTCCCGCATCCAGGAGCTGGTGACGCAATCGACGCTGCGGGGCGAAAGCCACGCCATCCTGTGGAAGAAGCTCCGTGACGAGTTCGGCCTGTCCGATCGTCGGGCGAAGTTGATCGCTCGTGACCAGATCGGCAAGCTGACCAGCGACCTCAACCGCATCCGTCATCAGCAGGCGGGGATCAAGAAGTATCGCTGGCGAACGTCCCTCGACGAGCGTGTGCGTCCACTCCATCAATCGCTGGAAGGGCAGGAGTATGAATACGGTGAACCGACGGGTGCAGAAGGAGGCCTACCCCCGGGCCAGCCGATCCAATGCCGCTGCCTCGCAGAACCGATTGTCGAGTTCTAAGCCGCCCTTGCTGGTGCATGGGATGCACGGGCTGGGGGACAACATCCATCAGCGCGCGGTCATGCGCCAGCTCATGGAGCAATGGGACGTCTATCTCGAGAGCTCGTGGGTGGCGCCCTATCACGACCTGATCGCTGATGGGCTGAAGGTGCTGCGCCGTCGCACCCACCTGCGCACCCAAACGAAGAACGCGGAGAAGGAGCGCTTCTGGCAGGGGCACTTGCCCCCGGACCTCGCTCAGTTGAAGGTGTCCTATCGCCCTGAGGCCGTGCGTCAACACGGGACGGTGCTGGCGGCGATGTGCGAGCAGTGCGGCGTCGACTACTCGCGCGCTGACTTCCACCTGCCCGTGCCGCCTTCGTGGACGCGCATCGTCAACCGCATGCTCGGCGACTTGCCGAAGCCCTTGCTGGTGTATCGCCCCCTCGTCGAGCGCACTGAGTGGGGCGGATGTGCCACCCGCAACCCGGATCACGCGGCTTATGCCGAGCTGTTCCGTACGATCCGCAAGCACTTCTTCGTCGTCAGCGTGGCTGACCTCGTTCCCGACGTGGAATGGGCAGTAGGGGAGGACATCCAGGCGGATGTCGAATACCATGCCGGTGAGCTTCCTTTTCCCCTTCTGGCTGGGCTTGTGGCCTCAGCTGCTATGGTGTACGCTTCACCCGGCTTCGTGGTACCCCTTGCCCAGTCGCTAGGCGTGCCCACGGTCTGCGTGTTCGGTGGCTATGAGAGCTCGCGGTCCTTCGATACGGGCCACGCGCCCTACCTCGGCATTGACACGATCCGCCCGTGTGAATGCTTCACTCATGGTCATGACTGCTGCAAGACCATCGATATGGTGAGATACAGCTATGAACTCCAGTCTTTCGCTGCCGCTCGTCTCCGCCAAGCAACTGGGAGTGACCTTCGATCCCGGGCGTAAGCGAGGGCCGCGGCGCTTCATGAACTGGGGTGAGCCTGAGTGCCTCGTCTCCCTCGCACAGGGTGCGAAGGTGTGCATCGAGGTGGGAGTGAACGAGGGGCTGACTGCGCGTCACCTGCTCGCTGAGGTGCCCACGATCGAACGCTATGTGGGCGTTGACGTACTCCCCGGGTATGTCACGCACTGCGAGGTCCAGCGTGCCGAGGTTCCTCACGACCCGGGGCATTACGCGTTGGGGGACAGCCGCTTCGAGCTGATCCTCCGGAACGACGGTACGCTGGACCTCATGCCTGAGGACCTCCCCCTCGCCGACTTCGTCTTCATCGATGGTGACCACTCTCGCGAGATGGTCGAGCATGACAGCTTCATGGCCTACAAGCTGATCCGCCCAGGCGGCGTGATCGTGTGGCATGATTACCATGACCTGGGCACCGTTGGCGTCGCGGATGCCCTTCATGGTCTCGCAACACAGGGGCATCGCATCACTCACATTGCCGGCACGTGGCTGGCATACGAGAGGTTCTGATGCCCCAGTGGAAGGTCCCAGTGGATGAATGGCACGGCGAGGCGGCATTCATCCTGGGAGGCGGTCCCTCCCTGCGCGGCTTCGATGCTGAGCAATTGCGCGGGAGGGGCCGCATCATCGCGGTGAACGACGCGGGTCTGCACATGGCGCCATGGGCCGACATGCTGTTCTTCGCCGATCGACGTTGGCTCGAGTGGAATGCGGACAAGCTGCACCTGCATCAGGGGCGCATTGTTTCGAGGCGTCGGCCGGCAGTCATGGATGACATCATCTACTGGCTGTCGTTCACGCCTGGCCGCTTGTCGACCAATCCACACGAAGTAGGGGGACTATGCGGGGGCTCGTCGGCGATCAACATCGCCTACCTGCTCGGCGCATCTCCTATCGTGCTGCTCGGCTTCGACATGCGGCCGGGCAACTGGCACGACAACCACAAACGCCCGCCCGCTCGCAACTCTCACGCGTTCAAGTTCATCCCGGCCCTCGAGAAGATGGCGCCGGCGTTGAGGGGGCGCGTGGTCAACGCAACTCCCGGAAGCGCGCTGACGTGCTTCCCCATGGTTAGCCTGCAGGAGGTTCTCGATGGCTAAGGCCTACGTCTCCTATCACCCAGTCGAGCTGCGCTCGCCTCACGGTTCCTCTGTGTTGGGCATCGCCGCTTACTCCGACGTGCTCGACTTCTCCGCCGGCATCGTGTGGACCAGTTCCGCCCTGTCCGCTGAGATGGCCGACAACCGACGCGTCGCGACGCTCATCACCGTGGACGCCGACTGCTTCGTGGCGGTGGGCACTCAGCCGAACTGCAATGCGCAGGTCGCCACCGAAACCTCATCTGCTCGCGTGTTCATCGCGGCGGGCGCTACGCTGGACCTTCTCCTCCCCGTGGGGTGCAAGGTGGGGGCACTGGCGGTGGCCGATGCTGAATAGCCTGCGCCTCACGCTCGTGCGTCACGGCAAGGGCAACCCCACGCCCATCGTCACCGAGGGCAATCAACTCATGCTCGGCAGCGATCGGCTCATGCTCGGCGCTGACCGCCTCATTCTCGGGAGGGATTGATGGCAGACGTGGACATCGAGAACCCGGCGGGTGAGGCCTCCCGCCTTCGCACAGCCTTGAGGCTGGCACAGGGCGGCGCGGGTGGCGGAGTTCAGCGGCGACACTTCCGCGTCTTCGCTGGCCTGGATAGCCTGTCCTCTGGCGGGGGTAGCCCCTCGTCTTCCATGCTTCCCGCTCTCCAGGAAGGCCTCTCCGATCGGCTCGGGAACGGTGGCCTTGGGCTGCGGGGCTTCGACGTTCTCTCCACCGGCTTCTACACCAACGGTGGTTCCGGGGGCGGCACGGTCACTTCGTTCATCTCCGCTGATCCCGCATGGGACACGGGGGCGCGTTCACACTCGATGAACGGCCGCGGCGTCATCTTCGAGGGCGTGACCGGCGGCGGATGCGGCCTCGATCCCGGTGTGGCTTGGGACATCGTGCGCGTGTACTTCGAGCTCGGCACGTCCGGTACCTTCGGCATCGTCAATACGGGCGACGGCGCCACTGGCCAATCCGTGAATGGTACTACCCACGAGCTCAACAAAATCCAGACGGTGGACATCGCCGCATTCGCGGGGGGCACCGGCATCGCCATCTACAACATCGGTGGTACGGTCACGTTCTACATGGCCGAGTTCCTGAACGCGGATGGCGGCGTCATCGTGAACAACGTGGGGCTGTCCGGCTCGACGCTCGCTCAGCACTTGTCCCTTGATGCCGACTATCAGGAGCAGTGGGCGAAGCTCTTCCGCCCCGATGTGTTCCTGCTCAACACGGGCATGAACGATCGCAACAGCGCGACGGGCGCGGCCTTCTCCGGGATGGTCAACACGTACTTAGATCGATGGCAGGATCATTGCAAGGACGTGCTCCTTGTTCGGTGCAACCAGTCCTCGGACTATGGCACCAGCTACCTCGCTGACTACACCACCGTGCTGAAGGCCACGGCGGCGTTGAGGGGCTGCGCCTTCATCGATGACACGGACATCCTCGGCGTCTATGCCGATGCGGTGACCGCCGGCTATATGTCGGACACCATCCACCCGTCCGAGACGGGGAACAACCTTCGTGGGGCCGCATACTCCGCGGCCATTCTCTAGGAGACATCGATGCCCGTTACCCAGAACCTGTACCGCACGCCGTATGGTGACATGGCGATGCGGATCACGCCCCTGTCCGGCTCGCACACGTACAAGCTGCGCTTCCGCGACATCATGACCGGCGCCAACATCCTTCGCGACATCACGTCCTCGACCGTGCAGGCCGATGGCTACGTGTGGCTTGACTATCCGGTGGATGTGTCGCTCGACGACTACGGCATCAACTACCCGCCGTCCTACGCGAACTGGGAACTGTACGTGGACAACGTGCTCGACCAGACCTCGGGAGGCGGCGTCGCGGTGGCGGTGTCGAAGGACAACACCGTCATCAAGAAGCGTGTGGGCTTCATCGGCCAGTCCAATGCCGAGCAGCACTTCTCTTACCTGTCCCACAACTATACCCACATCGGGCACGCGTCGGCGACCAAGTTCCGCAATGACCTCGCGTACGCTCTCGGTCTGCGCCGCGTGACCGTGCATCCGATCAACCTCGCCGTCGGCGGGTCCGGTGCGCACGCTGGCTCGGCGCCGTCCTATGCGCCCCACTACTACTGGTGGGACATCGTGAACAACCTCCCTGGCCCCTGCTACGCTGGCTTCGCCGGCGACAACGATGCCACGCCCGAGAACGCCCTGCCGTCCATCGCGACGCGCTTGAGCGACAACGTGGCCTCGGGTGTCTCCGTGAAGCTGGACGCGCTCATCATCTCGCACGGCGAGCAGGATGCTGTGGCCAAGACCTCGGCCGCCAACTGGCGCACTGCGTGGGATGCCGTCATTGCCCAGCTCAAGACCGACTGCGGCAATGCGTCGCTGCCCGTCTACTGGCAGGCGCTCGGTCGCCTGTGGATGAACATGGCCGGCACTCCCTGCGAACAGCTCGGCGCCTACACCGACGCCATCCGCGATCAGCAGCTGGATCACGCCACCGACTACTCGTGGTCGAAGATCGGGGCGTGGACCAACCCGACCTCGGGCAGCGCGCTGTATGACGGCGTGCACTACACCAACACCCACTACCACGAAGTCGCGGCGGCGCTCGCCGTGCAGGTGGCGGCGGGGACTTCGCTCGAGGGCAGCGTGCCGACCTGGGCCACCTATGCCGCGCCCAGCGTGTCTGCAGCCAAGCAGGGCAACGGGGACATCATCTACACCTTCTCCGGCCTGACGGCGAACCAGCCGTACAAGTGGCGGCACGATCAGGTGGAGGACCCGTACTACGCCATCGCCGTTACGCCCTTCACCCCCACGACCAGCTCGTACCAGTTCACCTGGACGCTCGACGCCCAGAAGGACGCCTACGACAACGAGTATGGTGCGGGCTACGTCAACGTCCGTTGCTGGCGTCATACGAACGACACCACCTTCGGTCCCAACGGGGAATACGTGGGAGCCGCCTGATGAACTTCGAGGACCGAGTTCCTATCGGTCACACGCAGGTGAGTGACGAGGGTTACATGCTTGCCATGTCCCGCGTCGCTCGTACGGGCATCCAGCTGTATCGAGGCTCTGAGATGGGTCGCGCGGATATGGCGGTGGTGCGTGTGTACCGCCCTGACAGCGCCGTGTTCGCTAAGGACAGCATGGCGTCGTTCGCGGGCAAGCCCGTCACTCTCCTCCACCCGAAGGAGGCCGTGACTGCCGACAACTGGAAGGACCTTGCCGTCGGCAACGTGCTCCAGGGTGTGGCTCGGGATGGCGAGTTCATCGTCGTCCCCTTCCAGCTCATGCACCGCCCCGCCATTGAGCGTGTGCGCGATGGCATGAACGAAATCTCCATGGGCTACTCCACTGACATCGAGTGGAAGTCAGGCACCACGGCAGACGGTCAGTCCTACGACGCTGTGCAGACGGGACCGATCACCATCAACCACCTCGCCATCGTGCCCAAGGCGCGCGGCGGGAACGAGCTTCGCGTGGGTGACGCCTCCGCGAATAACTGGGGCGTCGCCCCTATCACTGACGAGAACGAGGAAGACATGGCGAACGACACCCTGCGTAGCGTGATCGTGGACGGCCTTTCCGTGAGCACCACGGAGCAGGGCGCGCAGGCGATCACCAAGCTCACCGACGAGCGCAACGCCGCCCGGAAGGAGCTCTCCGAGGCCAACACCGCCCACACCACGGCGCTGGCCGACAAGGACAAGGAAATCGGCAAGCTCACCGCCGAGCTGCAGAAGGCGAAGGACGAGGCTCCCAAGGCCGCGGACATCGACCGTCTCGTGGCCGATCGTGCCGAGCTGGTGGCGGTGGTCAAGGCCATCGACTCCGCCATGGAGACCTCCGGCAAGTCGAACGCCGACCTCAAGCGCGCCGTGTGCGCCAAGAAGTTCGGCGACGCTGCGGTGAAGGACAAGAACGACGACGTGGTCGCCGGCATGTTCTCCACCATCGAGGTGAAGAAGGCCGATCCGGTGCGCGACGCGCTCGGGACGCGCACGACCAACCCCGATCCCACCAAGGACCACGGCCAGGGCGCCTACGAGAAGCGTATGCGTGACGCGTGGAAGACCCCGGCCGCGAAGGAGGCCTGACAATGCCTGTGCAGACGACCTACAACGAACGGATCAGCGCGGCCCGTGAGGGCATGATCGCCAACGAGGAGCCCTCGGTCCTCATCTCTCGCACCGTCGAGGATGTGGCCGGCATCGGCTTCGGCAAGGTGGTCACCCAGGGCGACCTGGACAACGGGTGCACCGCTGACCTCGACGAGACCGGGAACGTGATGGATGCCTACACGTTCCTCGGCATCACCGTCCGCGAGCGCTCCGTGCGCCCGGAAACCCCGGACGTGTTCGCCCAGTATGAGTCTGCGCGCATCATGCGCAAGGGCGTCATCTGGGTCTCCACCGCGGCCGCGGTGAACGCGGGCGATGACGTCTACGTCACGCTCTCCACCGGCGCGTTCGGCACCACCTCTGGTGGCGGCAACGTGCTCATCCCCGGCGGTCGCTGGGAAACCTCCAAGGGTGCTGTGGCCGGCCTGGCCAAGCTCCGTCTCGGCTGATAGGAGGCCGATCTATGCCTGAACTTTTCGACGCACAGGCCGCCATGGGCTTTGTGGTCTCCCAGACCACCCATGTCGAGACCGAAGTCAACGAGATCGTCTATCCGGACATCCAGTATCCGGCCCTCATCCCTGTGGACACGTCGGCGCACCCGTTCGCCCAGACCGTCACCTACTACTCGAGCGACAAGTTCGGGCAGGCCGGCTGGATCAACGGCAACTCCGACGATATCCCGATGGCCGGCACCGAGCGTGCTCAGCACAAGACGTCCGTCTACACCGCCGGCATCGGCTACGGCTGGGGCTGGGAGGAGGTCAACGTCGCCATGATGCTCGGCATCCCCCTGCAGTCCGACGATGCCGCTGCGGCTCGTCGCGCCTATGAGGAGATGGTCGACACCGTGATGCTGTACGGTGACGAGGAGAAGGGCTTCTCCGGGCTGATCGACAATCCCGGCGTCACCGCGGTCCCCGCGGGTGCGGGGGACTGGGACGCGACCGGCACGGACGAGGACGACATCCTCAAGGACGTGAACGACGCGCTCATGGGCCAGTACGCCGGCACGGCTTTCACCAGCCTGTCCGACACGCTGCTCCTGTCGATCGAGCGTCTCAACCTGCTCGCGACCACGCGCCTGGGCGATACCACGACCACGGTGCTGAAGTTCCTGCAGGAGAACAACACCTACACCTTCCAGACTGGCCAGCGCCTCACCATTCGCGGCATCCGCGGCCTGAGCGAAGCTGGCGAGAGCGGCACCCAGCGCATGATCGCCTACCGGCGTTCGCCGCAGGTGCTGAAGGCGCATATCCCCATGCCCCACCGGTTCCTCCCGGTGTACCAGGATGGCCCGCTGCACTGGAAGGTTCCCGGCGTGTTCCGTCTCGGCGGCCTCGACATTCGGCGCCCCGCCGAGGTCCGGTACGTGGACGGCATCTGACCCGGGAAGCTACGAAACTCCCCAACTTGACCTCGGGCGGGCAACTGCCCGAGGTTCCTTTCTGGAGGATGTCATGGCCTACTCTCCGCCCACCATCGAGCTGTTCAAGCTCAAGTTCTCCGTCTTCAACGCAGTCGATAACGCGGTGGTCGAGCTGTTCCTCAACGAGGCCATCGACCACGTCGGCCCCCTGTGGACTGACAAGGACCGCGCCAACGCGCAGATGTACTACTGTGCCCACTTGCTTGCCTCGCAGGGGTACAACGGGGCTCAGATCGAGGTCGAGAGCGGCGCCGTCAACGGCGACACTTCGTCCGTCCCGATCGCCGGCAGCGTGCGTCGCCACAAGGTGGGTGATGTGGAAGTCGAGTTCCAGGAGAACAACGTCTCGCTCGCCAGCTCCGGTGCTTCGGAAGGCGGAGGCAACGGCGTCCTCGACCTGTCCGCCACCATCTATGGTCAGGTGTATTTGCGCCTGCTTCGCCTCAACCACCCGGCCGTCGCGGTGGTGTGATGGCTGCCCCCACCTCCGTCGTAGCGCTTGACATCGAGATCAGGCGCCGGCAGGTGAAGCCGGGTTGGTTCAACAAGGCCATGGGGCTCTTCCGATCAAGGAAGGTCTGGGTCAAGGCGGGCTTTCCATCGGGCAGCGCCAGTGCCGACAACATCAAGAAGGCCATCTGGAACGAGTTCGGTACTCGCGGTGGCCGCTCAGGCGGGGGGTGGGGCGGGCCCATTCCCGAGCGCCCGTTCATGCGCACTGCCGTGAAGAATAACCAGTCCAAGTACCAGAATGCCATGCGCGTGAGCGCACCGAAGCTCCTCTCAGGCGAGACGGACCTGAGAACTGTGCTCAGCAAGCTTGGCATAGTCGTGGTGACGGACATCCAGAACCAAATCCGAAGCAACATGCCGCCGCCTAACAGCGAGGTCACTGTGGCCCTGAAGGGATCGAGCCATACGCTCATCGACTCCGGAGCCATGGTCGGCGCGGTCACCTGGAAGGTTGAAGCCCCATGAACTACGCAGCGATGGCGATCGACTTTCACGCGCGGCCAGGCGTCATCACGAGGCGTAGCCCCGCCGACGCCTACAATGATGATGGCGAGCTCGTCCCACGCCCGCCCACCACTATCCAGGCACGTATCGTGGTCGAGCCCCTGCCCGGCCACAAGCGACAAGACCTTCCCGAGGGGTTGCGCGATCAGGCGGATTATGCCTTCTGGTCCCGCAAGGAGATCTTGCTGGATGACGAGATCGAGCACATGGGCTCGTCCTATCGCGTCCTGTACCTCAAGCCCCGGTGGGAGGGCTCGTTCCATCGAGCAGTGGGGTGCAAGCTGCGATGATGCCCGACAACCAAATCCACAGTGCCGTGGTGAGGTGGGTGTCCGAGGTTGCCGCAGTCAAGGTCATCAAGGCCTACCAAAGCGGTGAGCCTCCCTTCCCCTACATCATGGTGAACATGCTCTCCTCGAAGCCGGTGAGAGATCACCCCATCAAGGAAGAGTACAACCAGGATACGGGCGGCACGGTGTTCGCGGCGCCCGTTATCGAGGTGGAGTGGCATTTCTCGCTCCACGCCTACGGCTCGAGCCCAATGGACATCCTTCGGCCTGTGCGAAGTGCAGCGCATCTCGCCCAGTTGAACGAGCCACTCATGCCGAGCCTCATCATCTTTGACGCTTCTCTCATCCGACACGTCCCGGACTTCACCGAGGGCAAGTGGGAACCTCGAGCACAGATGGACTTGTTCGTGCGCGGTGTCACCCGCGACGAGTTCGCCATCGATGTCATCGAGGAGTTCAGCGTCTCCGTTCAGCAGACCAACCGAGAAGGTGATACCTGATGGCTGTCCTCCCCTATTCCCGTGTCGTCCGGGTCACGCTTTCCCGTGACGACAGCTACCCCGAGCGTCGAGGCTTCGGCATCCCGCTCTTCCTGACCACGCAGGAGAAGGTCGGCAAGCTGTCCTCCGTCCTGCGCACCCGCGTCTACGGCTCCATGGAGGAGGTCCAGGAGGACTGGGACGCGATCGACGAGTTCTACAAGGCGGCCGAGGACGCGTTCTCCCTCAAGCCCAAGCCTGTGCAGATCAAGGTCGGCTTCGCGGACCTGGGCACCGCCTGGACTGCCGACGACCTCAAGGACGAACTCGACGCCATCCAGGAATACGACCCGCTCTGGTACTGGTTCGATGTCGAGGCGGGGCTGCGCGACGAGGAGGAGCTCGACGGTGCGCTCGAGTGGGCCGAAGCCCACATCAAGTTCGCGTCGATCACTTCGAACGACGAGGGCACCGAGACCCAGGGCAACACGTCGAGCATTGCCGCGCGCAACAAGGGCAACTTCGAGCGCACCGGCATCTTCTACCATGACGACGAGACCCACTATCCGGGCTTCGCCTACGGTGCTCTGCTCGGCACCTACAACTTCGACAACGCCGACACGGCCTACACCGGCAAGTTCAAGAACCTGCCGAGCATTCCGGCGCTCAACAAGGGCTCCGCGATCATCCAGGCCATCACCGGCTTTCAGCCGGCGCTCGGCATGTCGACCACGGCTGGCCACTGCGCCAACACCTACGTGGACATCGGCGGGAAGCAGTTCGTCGTCGAGGGCAGCACCCTGACGCCCAACGTCTTCATCGACGAAATCCACGCCTCGGACTGGATCATCTCCCGCACCGAGGAGGAGATGCTCGCGGTCCTCCTGAACAACGACCGTGTGCCCTTCACCGACGCGGGCATGGAGATGCTCGCCGGTGCCGCCCGTATCGTCATGTCGCAGGCCATCCGTGCCGGCCTCATCGCGATCGACCTGGACGAGAACGGCGACTACTCGCCGGCCGTCGAGTACATCGTGCCGTCCGTCTTCGACGTTCCCGCGTCGCAGCGTGCGGCCCGCATCGCGCCCGAGATCATCGTGCGCTTCCGCTATGCCGGCGCGGTCCATTACGCGCAGGTCCACTACCGCATGACCTTCTGAGGAGCCAGTGAGATATGGCAAAGTCTTCCACGTTCTCGGCCAAGAACGTCACCGCGACGGTCGACGGCCAGCGTGTCATCGGCCTGTGGGACGGTGACAACGCCATCGAGGTCGCGCCCCTCGCTGACACCGGGACCATGCTCGTCGGCTCCGACGGCTCGAGCATCTTCTCCCAGTCCGCCAATGAGGGCGCGCGCATCACGCTGCGACTGCAGCACACGTCGCCGACGCATCGCCTCCTTCATCAGAAGTGGGCGCGGCAGCGCGCGGCGGGTGTTCGCGTGTCCGGCTTCGGCTTCTCGGTCCTCGACGTTGACAGCGGCGAGGGCGGGGCGGCCAATGACGTCTACATCCAGACCGCTCCGACGGACCAGAAGGGCAACGCTGCGGCGGTGCGCGAGTGGGTCCTCGTGACCGGCCTGTGGAACCCGATGATCCCGAACGCGTAAAGGTGAGCCATGGCCGAGCAGAAGATCAACGGACGGACGTTCCGAGTGGGGCAGCTGACCGCGGGTGACGCGATCGAGCTTTATGCCGAGGTCATCGGCTTCCTCGGCCCGGCGGCAGGCCAGCTCCCCTACATCCTCTTTGGGATGAAGGAGGGCGGCGATGATGGGGACATCCTCAAGGACGCCGCGGTGATCGCTGCCTTCGGGCAGGTGGTCCAAGTCAAGGGAGCCAAGGCCATTCGCGAGCTCACCGCTCGTCTGGTGTCCATGGCTGACATCCAGCGCCCGTCCGGCGACTACACGTCGGTGGACCTGGATGGCGACCTGTCCGACGATCCGAGCGAGGTCATGGCCATCGTCGTCTTCGTGCTGAAGGAACACTTCCGCCCTTTTTTCTCCGGAAGCGGGGGCGGTGGACTTTTCGGGAGGATGGCGACGGCCTTTCGTCAGCTGAAGTGAGGCAGATCGCCCCTAACCTGAACTTCACCCTGTTCCGCCCGGCACTCGCTAACCCGCCCCTGTGCTCCTACCTGGAGTGCAAGAAGGTAACCCTGGATGAGCTGCTCGACATGCACGAAATCCTGGACCTTCGACGGGCTATGGGGGATCGGGCGGCCGAGAAAGTGAGACCCAATGGCCATCGTTGAGGAATTGGTCGCCCTTCTCGGCTATGAGGTGAAGGGCAAGGAAGCCCTCAAGGACTTCAAGGAAGGGCTTGACGACACTGAGAAGTCGGCGGGTAAGCTCGCCGGCAGTCTTGCAGGGGGCGGTGCTCGAGCTGCCCTCGTCGGTGGTGCTATCGCCACCGGCATGGTGGCCGCCGGTACTGCAGCGATCGCGGCCTCCAAGAAGTGGAGCACCATGGAGGAGCGCGTCACCTCCTGGGCTAATACGACCAACCAGTCTGTGGCGAGCATGACTGCCCGCTACATGAAGCTCGCCGATGACGCGTGGAAGGTCGGTGTGCCCCTCGAGAAGGCGGCCGATGCCTATGAGAAGTTGTTGGCTCAGGGCATGGACCCCGACGAGGCCTTGAAGTTCCTTCCCGACCTCGAGAAGTATGTGCGCGCGTCGGGCGCTGCTGCCGATGACGCGGCCGGCATGTATGCCAACCTCGCCAGTCAGTATGGCCTCGCCGGTGACAAGGCGAAGCGGTTCTTCGAGATCGTGTATGCCGGAGCCAACTTCGGCAACTTCGAGAACAAGGACTTTGCACGGTACGGACCCATGATCGCATCTGGTGGCGGCGAGCTGTTCCCGAAGAACGAGAACGGCTTTCGGGCTGTGGTTGCCCTGGCCGAGACCATCGCACAGGGCGCGCCGAACGCCGAGGCTGCCAACACCGCGATCACCAACCTGCTAGGCAAGCTCAACAGCAAGTCGACGTGGGAAGGGTCGAAGACCCGGGACGGCCTCGAGAAAATCCTTGGTATCTCGTTCGATGACGTGAAGTCGGGGAAGGTCGGGTGGGGGCAACTCGCCGAGCTGTTCAACAAGAACCGCGACAGATTGCCCGAGGCCTTTCCCGATCGAGAGGCGCAACGCGGTGCCATGTGGCTCGCCAACAGCGTGCTTCCGGGGCAGCGAACCTACTCTGAGGCTTATGCCGCCACCAGCGCCGAAGCTGCGTCGGGATCAGTCGAACAGGGCTGGGCTCGCAAGGCCGACAGCACCAACCAGGCGTTCCAGAATATGGGCATCGCTGCCGATCGCCTTGGCAACGCGCTCGGCATGCTGTCATCTGGCCCTGTGCGTGAGGGCGCCAACCTGATCGCTACTGCAGCGAACGGTCTTGCCACTGCAGCCGAGACGCTGTATAACATCCTGCCACAGAATGGTGACAAGTACGATGCCGCAGTTCAGCGAGGCATGGAGCAGTCCGGCATTCAAGGCTGGCTGAACAGGCAGTGGGAGTTGATGAAGGTTGGTGGCGATCAAGCTGCCATGGATGCCTATGCGAAAAAGGGCGGGTACGAGTGGCCTGAAGGAAAGGGCCCCTCGACTGCCCAGGAGAGCTGGGCGTCGCGACGCTTTGGTGGCGTTGTCGGTGGTGCCATCGATTGGATCACCGGAGCGGATCAGGGCGCTGCTGCTGGAGCAGTCGTGCAGGACAACTCCACGAACAAGGGCCAGCAGAACATCACCGTGTCGGCTCCTGTGACCGTCAACGTCCAGCAGGCTGCGGAGGCCCCAGGCGCCGTCGGCAATGCTGTGAGCGGTGCGATCAACGGCGCTGCGCAAAACGCCCCACAGCCGGGCCGTATGCAACCTGGACCGGTATCGCCATGAGCGCAATCGCTATCAGCCGAATGATTGGCAGCGTCTCGGTCGATTGCATCCTCCGTGAGCGTCCCAGCCATAAGCTGGGCATCACGCGTGTGCCGATCGAGACCGGAAGTGCCATCACCGACCACGCCTACATGAACCCGAAGCAGATCGAGCTCGAGTTCGCCGACAAGAACGCTGCCGCGACGTTCGCCGCGCTGGTGCGCCTGCAAGAGAGCCGTGTGCCCTTCACCCTGGTGAGCGGGCTCTACGTCTATCGCAACATGCTCGTCGAGGAAATCTCGCCGGAGCGTGATGCTGAGACCTCCCGCATTCTTCGCGGGCGGGCCCTCATCAGCGAGGCCATCATTGTGTCGACTGCCGCGGCAGCTGGCTCTTCCCAGAAGGGAGCGGGCCAAGCCAGCAACCCGACGAAGGAGGGGGCGGGAAACAGCACCACGGCTGATCGCGCCTCGGGCACTGTGGCACGAGGTGACACCGTAACCTCCGACGTTACCCCCGAGGTACAGGGGCGAGTAAGGAGCAGCTTCGCATGATCCAAATCTCTGTCGTGGATGAGGCGGATCAGCAGTTCGGCCTCATCGTCAACGGGGTGCGTGTGACCATCCGCCTGCGATACTCGACTGTGTCTGAGAGGTGGTCGTTCGATCTTTCGATTGACGACGAGCCTATCTTGCACGGCAGACGTATCGTGGATGGGTGTGACCTGCTGGCGCCCTTCAACCTCGGGATCGGTGCCCTCGTGGCCTATCCCGTTGTCGCCGGCTCCATCCCCGACCGAGCCTCCTTGCCGTCGGGAGCTGTGGGCCTCTTCCACATCCCGCCGGAGGAGCTGACGTGAAGCAGTACCTCAAGAAGGTCCGGTTCACCGCACAGGGATCGGGTGGCGGCTTCGTCGTCAACCCGTCCTCGAAGGTCGAGCTACACGAGCTCAAGGTGGCTTTCAGCGTGAGCAAGTCCCTCAGCTCCACACAGAACTCAGCAGAGATCAAGTTGTGGAACTTGAACGAGGGGCATCGCAACGCTGTCGGCAAGGAGTTCGATGACATCACCCTCGAGGCCGGTTACATGCCCCCCGACGGTGGCGGCAATGTGGGCATCATCTTCAAGGGGCAGATCAGAGACGTAGAGCACACGCGAGAGGGTCCTGACATCATCACCACGTTGACCTGCGGTGACGGCGACAAGGCTTTCCGACGTGCTACCACGTCCAAGAGCTACCCCAAGGGGACGCCAGTCAAGACAGTCGTCGAGGACATCTACAAGGACCTCAAGAAGCAGGGCATCGGGAAGGGCGAGTGGAAGTTTCCCGACGGGATGCGCGAGAATTACGAGCGTCCCTACGCTGCGTGCGGCTCCTGCAAGCGGGAGCTTGATACGGTAGGGCGCAGCAACAACTTCTACTGGTCCGTCCAGAACGGCGTGCTCGAAATCGTCCCCGGCGATGGTTACCTTGGGGGGATGGTCTACCTGTCCCCTGAGACCGGCATGATCGACGTGCCGGCAATCACCGACAACGGGGTGCGCGTGTCTGCGCTCCTCAACCCGGATGTCCGCCCCGGCCGGCGTGTGCGTGTCGAGAGCCAAGTCCTCGGCATGAACGGGGCCAATGGCGAATATCGCGTCTCCTCTTGCCAGTTCTCGGGTGACAATCGAGAAGGTCACTTCAAGGTTGACATCACCGGGGAGAAGGTCAACGGGAACAAGGTAGACGAGGGGAAGAAGAAATGAGCTCCGCTGGCTATGCCGGGAAGACCACGAACAGCTGGCAGGATAGCGTCGGCCACTCCCAGAATGAGGAGAGGCTCAGCCAGTGGGGCACCATCCCCGGCAAGGTGGTATCCTTTGACGCCGAGAAGCAGACGGCCACAGTACAGCCGCTCTACAAGCCGAAGCATGACGGCGAAGCCATCGACATGCCCGAGCTGTACGAGGTCCCTGTGCGCTTCTCTCGTGGTGGCGACGGGGCCTACACTCACCCCATGAAGAACGGGGACTTCGTCGAGTTGCGCCCCACCATGAGAGATGGCGAGAAGTATCACAATGATGGGAACGGCGAGGCCACCGATGGCCGATCGTTCTCTCTCGCCGACATGGAAGCCTACCCCATGGGCGGTGAAAGCCTGGACAACCCGATCGAGAACTTCGACCCGGACAATCATCACATCCGGTTCAACAAGGAAGGCTCCTATGGCATCAAGGGCTCACCTGACGGGAAGGTCGCGATCGCCGGGAGCGAAGGCAACATCTACACGCTGCTGTGCGATGCGGTCAAGCATGCCGGCGACGGGTTCACCCTCCTCGGCACCGAGCCCGGGCTGATACATGCTGCCGACTACGCGCAGCTGGGTCAGCAGTTGCTCGAGATCGAGGGCAAGTTGAGGAGCATGGCCCTATGAGCCATTTCGCGTTCTCCCTTGCCGATCGCGGAGACGGCATCTACGACCTTCACCTCGAAGACACCGGAGACCTTGCCACTGTGTCCGATACCGAGGCTGTTGGTCAACATGCTCGGCAGCGGCTCATGACCTACTACAGCGAGTGGTTCCTCAATGTTGAGGTGGGAGTTCGCTGGCTGCAGGATATCATGGGCAAGGCCTTTGATCCCGGCCTCAGCGAGGCCATGGTCAAGGCTGAAATTCTCGACACGGATGGCATCACCAGCATTGAGGGGTTCTCCGTGTCGTTCGCCCGAAATCGACGGGAGCTCATCATCAACGAGATTACCGTCCAGACCACCTACGACGAGGTGACATCGCTATGAGCGACTACGGCGTCCTGTCGACCGGCTTCGTTGTCAAGCCGCTGTCGGTCATCCTTGCCGAGCTCGAGGCCAAGAACATCTCTGGCTTCGGGCCTGGCGTCATCCAGACGGAACAGTCCCCGCTCGGCCAGTGGAACGGCCTTCGCGCCGACCTCATAGCTGAGCTGTGGGAGCACCTGCTCAACACCTATCAGTCGTATGATCCGGACAACGCGGAGGGTACGAGGCTCGAGACTTTGGCGCGCATCCGCCTGCTCGAGCGATCGACTGGCGAGCTCGACGGGGCCTTTCGTAAAGCCATCACGAACATCGGTCGAGGTCGCATTGACATCGCTGACGCCCAGCGCACCCTGCTCAATGTGACCGGGGTGACCTACGCTCGGGTGTACCTGAACGACACCACGACCACTGACGAGTATGGTCTCGAGCCTGGCGTCGTGGCAGTGGTCGCTATCGGGGGTGATGACGACGAGATCGCTTACCTCGTGCGTCAGTATACCGTGCCCGGCGTCATCCTCTACGGCAACACGACTGTGAGCTCCGTGTATGATGGCTATTGCCGTACCGTGCCGATCGTGCGGCCGCTCGTGGTCAACGTGGACCTCGATATCACGGTGTACACGAGGAGGGACGCTCTGGGATGCCCGCCTCCAGCACCGACTGCCATCGCTGCGTGGCTGGTCTCTGACCTGTCCAATGTGTCCTCCCCGAGGCTGCTGAACAACGGCGACGCGGTCAGCCTGCATCGCATTCGCAGCTCGATCGAAGGCAACTACCCGCATGTGGAGGTGGCTTCCTTCGTCGGGTCTCGCGATCAACCCGACACGACCTACAGCACCAACGTCGAGGTCCCCATCTCCTTCGTGGAGATCGCCAACCTGCGCACCGTGACAGTGCATGTCGATCCGGAAGGAGAGGGGTGATGGCTGGTCCCGACTTCGCTGGTTGCCCACCGTCGGTCGATGACCTGGTGGAGAAGGAGATCGACCGTATCCTGACGCAGTATCGCGAGAGCGACAAGCTCCTCGCAGTAATTCGCGCAGACCTCGAGCAGATCGCTGAGGCCATCCAGGTGGGTTGCTCGATCCCGGACTACTTCGACCTCGACACGGCAGTGGGCCACCAGCTCACGCTCCTAGGCAAGCGCATGGGCTGGCCACGCGAGCATTGCTACTGCGTGTCGCACCCGGTCTTCGGCTTTGATTGCGATGATCCCACAGGAGGCTACTCGCTAGAGGGCTTCTGCGTGGACGGCATCCGTTGGTCGGACTGCATCGACTTCGGTGTGGGAACTCTCTCGATCGATGACGATGAGCTGTACCGCAAGTTCCTGAAGGTCCGGCGGTATCAGTACCTGTCCCTCTATGACATTGACTCGCTCACCGAGTGCGTCAAGATCATGTTCGGCGACACCGGCCTCGTCCTCGACGCGGGAAATCGTCGCGTGGTGCTCGCCCCTGGGCGGGCGCTCTCCAAGCTCGAGACTTCGATGCTCCCGCTTTACCGTCGCATCATGCCGGTGGCTATGGGGATCGAGGTCTACTTCCACATCGGCAATGTCCCGGTGTTCGGCTTCGGCGAGGGCTGGGGCGGCTTCTGTGACATTGACATCCCCGGTCAGTATTCGGCCGGCGCCGAGTGGATGTGCCCCGAGCTATTCGATTGCGCCACTCCCGACGCGGGGGTTGGCGAAATTCCGGTGTACCTCGAGCTGTGGCCGCAGGTGTACTCCACCACGCTGTCCCAGGCTACTGTGGAATACCAGATCGAAGAGGCGTAGCATGTTCTGGAACATCACGACCAAGGCGGATAGCAACGGGCTTGCGATGGCCCTTGCCCCGTCTCACATCGCCGAGGGATGGTACGAGGTGTGGGGCCGCCAGATCGTCAATGGCGTGGATGGTCCCTGGTCTGGCCCGTATCGTATCCACGTGCTCCCGCCCGTTCGTCGGTTCGAGCCGATGTACTGGCACATCAACATGCCGCTCTCCATCTCGGCGAGCATCATCACGACGGGACCGGATGGCGTCAAGCTCGACGCTATCCTCCGTCGAGTCAACGATATCGTCGGCATGAAATGGTCGAGCAAGGACGAATGGGACCACCTGCAGATCGGCTACCTGCAGACCAACAACTACGTCAACTGCTCCTGGGAGTTTGACTTCGAGGTCACCGGGCTTCCCGGGCTCGACGAGGGAGCCGAGGTCAGCGAGGTTCCCGGGATCATCATGACCGTCAAAGATGACGAGGGGGTGGACTACTACATCCGCCTCGTCAACTACCTTGAGAGTGGAACCGCCGCGGCTGGCCATATCCGGCTGAATTTCTCCGGGTCGCCGGTCTATGGCGGTTACAACATCGAGGATGCCGGTCAGCGAGTGTCGGTCCCCTGGGATCGCATTGTTGAGTTCTCGATCGGCCTGGCCCCGCCGGAGTACGATCGGGAAGACGACAGCCCCCTTGAAGAGCCGCTGGCGGTCACTCTCGAGCTGAGCAACATCTCCGTCACCGGTGACAACGCCTACGTGCCGCGTCGATCCTCTGGCCCGCCGGCCACGAGCGTGCGCATGTGCGATGGCTATGACGACAGCTACAACTTGACGCCCGAGCGCATTGTCGAAGCGCTTACCTACCTGGGGTATTCGGGCCAGTATGTCGTCTATATTGGGGCTTCCCACCTTCACGACCTGGTGTGGGACGAGGGGGAGGACAACTTCCGCATCAACCCCTCCGTCCCGGTGGCGCTCCCTGTGCGTTCGTGGTTCTCGGACTTCTTCGAACGCCTGCTTGCCGCCGACTTCGTCCCGGTCATCTCCCAATCCTACGAGGCCTATGGTGAGTTCTGCCCGATCGCGTGGCGTCAGCAGTCAGCTGCATCGACCAGCGACCCGGATGGCCCGTATGCACAGACCGGGTGGGACCCGCCGTCTACGCTGCTGAGCCCCTGCAACACCGATGCGATGGGATACCTCCGAGACGTGGCGTTGCAGGTGTGCAGTCTGCTCGATGCTGCGGGCGGCGATATCCGCTACCAAATCGGCGAGCCGTGGTGGTGGGATGGCTCTTACACTGGGTCGGGCCCCTGCATCTACGATCCGGACACCCGTGCGCTGTACACCAGCGAGACCAGCAACCCGGTCCCCACGCCCTACCTGATGACCGTCAACGGGAGCATCGGGACGAGCGGGGACTATGTGGACTGGTGCTCGGGAAAGTTGGGTGAGAGCACGTTGTGGCTGAGGGATCAGGTGCTCGCTGAATACACCAGCGCCACCACCTACATCCTCATCTTCACTCCCCAGGTCCTGACGCCTGGCAGTGAGATCACTAATCGCCTCAACCTGCCCATTGACAGCTGGAAGTACCCAGCGTTTGATGTGCTGCAGCTCGAGGACTATGACTGGATCATCGCGGGTGAGTGGGAGTTGCACGAGCTCACGCTGAGCGCAGGCACCGACACTCTCGAATACCCGTTGACTGACATCCAGTACTTCGGGGGGTTCAACCTTCTCCACGAAAACGCTGAGACGGTTTGGCCCAACATCAAGAAGGCGATCGATGGCGCATTCACCTGGGGCATCCAGGAAGTGTGCGTCTGGGCTCGTCCTCAGGTGTTCCGTGACGGGTGGTTTCCTCACTCCAATCGATTGGCACCGGAGCTAGGCGTCAGTCCTGATCCCGGTCCGATCTATGACCCGCCGATCTTCCCGACCGACCTGCAGGCTGCCCGTACGGCGTTTGGCGATGTGCGCATGTCGTTCGTCCCCAATCGCGACGTGTCGAGCGTGACCTACTACGTGGACATTCTCGACACGTCGGGCATGGACGTCTTGCGCACTATCACCCTGGCATCCCCTGTTCTGGTTGATGGTCGCGTCAACGCGGACTACCCAATCGAGCTCAACTCGGTCGACTTCGGGTTCCCGCCCACCTACCTTGTGTGGCAAGTGCGTGTAGGGGCCAGCGATGCCGTTGGTGAGATCACCTCGCCGATCCCGGTTGACAACTCGATCATCAAGAAGGCCTACGCTTTCGGTGGTCAGTCCAACGCGCTCGGCCACTTCACCACGCTCTCCGGCGCGACGCTCGGCGAAGGCTCCGCCGCCCACTTCCGCAGGGCTGTGGCTGAGCAGCTTGGCCTGTCGTGGATTGAGGTGATGCCGGTTCAGGTATGCTGGGGTTCTGCAGCTGCGGATCAACTGGCTGATGACGATCCGGTCTATGGCGTCAACTACTGGTGGGACCTGGACGGCGATACGGCGGGCCCTCGACTGATCGAGGCGCTCGACATCATCGCCGAGCTGGGGATCGACATTGACGGCATCGTGTGGGCACAGGGTGAGAATGACGCGTCGGCGATGCAGCCTGCTGCAGCACCTCGTTACTCGACACCTGAAAGGTATCAGGAGGCGACCGAGAAGATCTTCGACGCCTTCCGAGATGCCACCCGAAGCGACCTGCCCATCTGGCTTCAGACTGTCGGTCGTGGTTACTGGGGCGATCCCCCGGACCCCCCCGAGGCCGGTGGCCTGTACTACAAGTCCGTGCGGGACGTTCAGGTGGCTCTTGCCACCGGGCAAACCTACACGCACATCGGCTCGTGGACGCCGGGATGCGAAACGATCGAAGGCTACGTGCCGGAGATCGGCAACCCCGGATGGATCCACTACACCTCGGATGTCTATCACGACACCGCGCTGGAACTCGCGGCTGCCGTTGCCACTCCGCTCGATCGCCTTGGTAGTCGACCGGCCTGGACCCTGATGGGGGCTCCGACGCTTACCCCCAGCGTGAACGACTACGACGACTTCGTGAATTGGCCCGCCGCCACCGGAACTACCTGGGAAGTGGTCAACTACGATGTCACTGACAACTCGATCATCAGCACCACGCCAGTGACTGCTGTGAGCGGGTCGTGTGAATGGGTGTTCACGGCTGCGGAGCAGATTGCCCACTACGGCTTCCCAGGCGGCTACGTCCACGTCATCGTGTATCAGGTGACGGACGGCGTGCGCGGTCCCTCCACCGACCTGGTCTTCAACCCCGCCGACCTGCCGGGATACATCTCGGCCCCGACAGGGCTCGATGCTCACAAGGATGGCAGTGACATCGTGGTGACCTGGACAGGTAACCTGACCGACACCTACCGGGTGAGGAACATCTCAGTGGTGGACAGCTCGGAGATCAGCAACGGGAATGTGACGGGTCCCGAGTTCGTCTTCACAAGCGCTGAGCAGGTGGCTGAGTACGGGTTCAACACCAACTACGTGGCGGTCTACGTAGCGAAGGTGGTGGAAGGCGTGGCGGGTCCCGAGGCGTATTATTCGGAGGACTTGTCCTAAGGGGGAGGGCGCCTTTCGGCGCCCCCTCCTTTCAGTCCCGAGTTCCCTTCGTCGCTAGGGCGAAGGTGATGCGGGAGAGGCAGTAGATGAGGGCCGGGATCACGATGCCCAGTCCTCCTGCCGCATATTGCGCGAGACCCGAGGGAGCGGCGGCGGCGAATGCAAGGGCGTTCAGCGCAGCGGAAATCCCGAGGGTTCCGACGATCGCGGGAGTGGCGTACCGGGCAACCTGGCGACGGACGGCCTCGGTCGCAGCGCACAGCTGGGACATCTCGAGGACGATGAAGCCGAGGTCGATACCGATTGCCATCGCCCAGCGCTCCTCGAAGCCCGAGCCGGTCACGATCCCGATGCCATGTGCAAGATGGCTGAGGGAGAGGCCGACGAGAACGAGGGTGACGGCACCCGCAGCACCCGCGGCGTAGTGTTGGCGACGCAGGCGGTAGTTGGTGATCGGCTCCTTCTTCGTGGTCTTCTTCGGCGAGGTCTTCGTGGTCAGCTTGGTCACGTTGGTCATGGGTCAGTTCCTTCGTTTCGATGAAGAGAACATAGGCCATGTCCCAGCTCATCTCAATAGCCATTGAGACGTTAAAAGGAAAAATCCCATGGTCGACTTCAGTCCCCCGTTCGCGAACGGGGTTCCCGACTATCGTCGCTTCCCGAACGTCAGCGAGAGGAGCTCGGGCTTCCCCTGTGCCGGCGTCGACTATACCCTCTTCAACGGCCTCGAGTACGCCAGTGAAGCGGAGATCAACGAGGTCATTGTTTATGCGGGCCTCACCCCGACGAACTCCGACCTCACCCAGTTGCGCCAGGCGATCACCGGCATTGTGGCCGATGCGATCTATGGGCTCGACCTGCCCGACGATCCGCCCGACCCGGACCTGAGCGACTATGTGAGGTTGAACCTCCTTCGGTCTATCATGCCCATCCTCCCGTTCGTCATGAACTCCACAGGTCGAGCTGGCGTCTACTCGCCGAGCGCAGGCTACGTGAGGGTTCCCGGCGGCGTGTGGATCACTCATCGCGGGATTTACCAGTTCTCGACGCATGAGACCACCTTCAACGTTGCGGCCAACAAGACCTACCACGTGCGGTGGCGGTACGTCAACGGCCAGAGCCAGTACGTCCTCATGGACCTCGCAGACACCTCGTACAACCCGAGTTCTCTTGCCGAGGACCACGAGACTTTCGATACCACCTATGATGACATGCTGCTTGCTCGTGTCGTCACTACGTCGAGCGGCTCTGCCCAGGTCACTGACCTGGCTAACAAGCTGTCCTTGTTCGCCAAGTCCCAGTTGAATTTTCAAACCACCAGATCCGGATGGACTACGCTCCCCGGAACGGGAGTCAGCCTCAACTGGTCGAGAACTCCTAAGCTAGCGGAAATCGGCCACCGCTTGTGGATCTCCAACTCCGGGGATGTGGGTTACGGGTATGTCCGTCCCGACGTGGTGGGAACTCTACAGTCTGTGGGCGTGAGGGGGACCGGGGCTAATCGATACTATACGGGGGATGTCCAGTACAACTACTTTGACAATGGTGCCTTCAACGGGCGCTTTCACGCAGAATGGGTTGTGGAGGCTTGAAATGGTTGATTACACTACTCCCTTTGCCTCGGGCGGCCTCAAGCGACAGCCCACCTCCTCGGAGGTCGAAAACGGCTTCACCTGTGGCGCTGCACCCCGGGACCTGTTCAACTGGCTCGAGTATGCCCGTCAGTCGGAGATCGGCGAGGTGATCCGCTACGCCGGCATCACGGGCAGCAACAGCGACCTGACCCAGCTCCGACAGGCCATCCAGAAGATCATCGATACCGCGCTCGCCGGCCTCGTGTGGGATGACACCGCATCGGAAATCGACACGTCGGGCTTCCTGCTCATGACGCAGGCGCGCTCTCGTCTCCCGATCTACCCTGTGGCCCTGACCGCCGACGGCAAGCTGACGGTGAATGCTGGATCCGGTCAGGTCTCGACGATCGCCGGCCAGAGCCTCCTCCATCGGGGGGTGTATCAGGTCGCTACGGAGGCGGCGAACTTCGCCCACACGGCGAGCAAGATTTACCACCTGCGCTGGCGCAAGGACACGGGCTTCGGGCTATTTGACTTGGCTAACGCGGGGTACAACCCCTCCTCGCTCGCCGAGACAGACGCCAGCTTCGACAGCTCCTACGATGACATGCTCATTGCGCGTGTCGTCACGGATGGCTCGAATGCGTCGACCATCACCACGCTCGCCAACCTGCCCGTGCTGACCGCTAGCCGATACGTAGAAACAGACGTGGCCTACTCGCTTAACTATAGCACGTTAGCGAACTCTGAGCTGTCCCTTAACTGGGGCCGAACTCCCGGGTTGTGCTCCCTCCAGATGAGGCTTGCCCGAACTAAGACCGGCCCCATCGACGGGTCCAACGTCTCCGCTTTTGACGGAGCTCTCATGATGGCTGGTGTGGAGCCGGTGGGTAACCCCTCTCGATACTCCACGGGTAATGCGAAGTACGCTTACAGTGACAGCACGGTTTCTGGTGGCCGCCTGGGCCTCAGCTGGTATGCTTCGGCTCGATAAGGAGGACTTTCGATGCGAGCAATTGAGGTCGCGCGCAAGCTGTGTAAGGGAGCGCGCCCCGCCTACATGACTGCGCTGGAGGCGATTGATCCGCTCCTTCAGCAGTACCAGATCAATACCCCCATGCGGCTGGCGCACTTCCTGGCGCAGGGGTTTCATGAATGCGACGGGCTGACTATCATCCGTGAGAGCGGAGCCTACTCTGCCAGTCGCATCCTCGAGATTTTCGGGGTGAACAAGCACTCGGCGAAGGTCACTCCGGCCGAGGCCAAGAAGCTGGCGGGCAATGGTCCGGCGTTGTTCGAGCGTGTCTACGGCCAGGGCAATCCCAGCAAGGCGCGCGAGCTCGGCAACACCACAGGGGCGAGCGGCAACTACCCTGGCGACGGCTGGTGGTTCCGCGGCAACGGCTTCCTCCAGACCACGGGTCGCGGCGCGCACAAGCGTCTCGGTCAGAAGGTGGGCGTCGGCACCCTGTTCGAGGACGATCCCGACCAAGTCACCTCGGTCAAGTACTGCTTCCTCCCCGCCCTCGAGGAGTGGAAGGAAAGCGGGTGCAACGCGCTGGCGGACAAGAACGACCTGTCCGGCATCACCAAGCGCATCAACGGCGGGTACAACGGCAAGGCCAATCGCCAGGCCTGGTTCGATCGCATCTACCCCCTCCTCAAGGTGGGCGGTGTGGCATGGCAGGATGCCGAGACGGACGACTACATCACCCTGGTTCAGGAGCAGCTGGTCAAGCTCGGCGCCGACATCAAGGTGGATGGTCGCAAGGGACCGGCGACCGAGGAAGCCATCAAGGCCTTCCAGCGACAGAACGGCCTCAACCCGGACGGCATTGCCGGGCCGGTCACGCGCGAGATGCTCAAGGCTCGCGTCGAGAACCCGAAGGCCCCCGATGCCCCGCCGAAGGAGTTCACCGACGGCAAGGCGCGCAAGGACAGCGGCGTGCAGGGCGCCGTCGCGGCTGCTGCTGCTGGTGCCGGCGGTACCGTCATGGTGGCCAAGGAGGTGAAGGACACGGTCGACGAGGCGCGATCGGCGAACGATGGCACCTACATCGGGCTGGCGTTCTTCCTCGTGTTCCTCGTCGGCGGTCTGCTCCTCCTGTGGAACCGCTATCGTCAGGCCGGGCAGCTGCCCAAGTGGCTGGGGGGTTGAATGTACGGTGTCGCAGTGTGGGGTATCCTCCTGATGCCCATTCTCTGCCTCTACGTGTGGGCCATCAACACCCTTGATCGACCCGCACAGATGAGCCTGCCCTTCGATCCTGACGGCGATCGTAGGCGCAGGACCTGGGCCGTCGCAATCCTGGTCTTCCCGTGGCTGGTGATCGTGTCCCTGATCCTGTCGGGGTGTGCGACTAACGGAGACGGGTTGATCCCCCACCACCAAGGCGAAGTACGGGGGTGTGTGACGTACTATGAACCAGGCAAGCCGAAGCGCGAGGTATGCACATGAACTGGTTATGGGACGCGGGGCAATGGGTTATGTCCTTTGTGCCCTGGTGGGTCTATGCTGCTTGCGCAGTGGCGATCTACTTCACAGTGCGATCGTACTTCGGCGAGAAGCTCGCCCTGGTCTACGCGATCGCAGCAGCCGTATTCACCTACGGCGACTTCCTCGCGGACGGTCGCGAGGCTTGGGTGCGCGAGCAATGGCGTGCCTCCGTCGAGCGCGCCAAGGCGGCCATCGCGGCCGACGACAGCGACGCCGCAGGGTTCAGCAAGTCAACCGACGATCAGCTCCTCAAGGGCATCGTCAACGAGGCCATTGAGAGAAAGAAGGTGTACGATGAACTACGCTCGTCTGAAGTTGATGGCGTTTGCACCGTTGCTCCTGCTGACGCTGACCGCCTCAAGGTGCGCGGGCCCTGAGGACATCGCCAACACCGTGCGTCGCGAACTCCCTGCCCCTGCCAAGGTGTGCGAGGAGGCGATCGATATCCGGTATCCTCGGGCCGGTCAGTCGTGGCGACGCGCAGCACTCAACGCACTAGAAGACGCTGAGGCTCTTCAGGGACATCGCAAGGCCTGCCTGGATTGGTACAAGGCGCTTCGCAACCGGTACCTGAAGGGGGCCAAGGCATGACTGGGGAGGATCGAAAGATTAGCGAACTCACCCAGAAGGAGTTCAAGGACCTCATGCGTGCCGTGGTCCACGAAGTCCTGGAGGACGCGGGAATACCGATCGGGGAGAAGGATGAGCGGGCTCAAGCCCGCGAGGACTTTCGGTACCTTCGGCAACTTCGCGTCGCCTACGATAGCACGGTAAAGGTGGTGGGACGAACCATCGTTATGTCCTTCGTCGCTGCCACCTTCGGCATCATGACCTGGATTGTCACTAACTTCCTGGTCAACAAGTGATGGAGGCGCCCTACGGGGCGCCCCCTTTCTTGAACATCTCCTGCTGAGCTTGTCTCGCAAGCTGCAGCATTTGCTTCAGGCGCCAGTCCTCCTTGTCGGGGACCACCACCTCAATCGTGCTGAAGCGCTCCCCACAGCCCTTGCACTCTCGTCTCCTGCGTTGCGTCCCGGCTTTAGACCGGGTGTCGATCGTGCGCAGCCTGACCGAGTTGCAGAACGGGCAACAGAGCCCACTTAGCTTGGGCGCTCTCGGGGGCATCAACCTCTCCCCACCTTACCCGCGTTGTACTTAACCAAGAGGGCTCGGCCCTTGGGCGTGATACGGTACTCGTGACGGATCACGGACCTTTCGAGCAACCCGAACATCACCCACTTGTCGAGCAGCCTCAGCCCCTCGGTGGACATCGAGTCGTAGCCGACGAGCCACCTCATCCAGTGTGGTGTAACCCATCCGGCAACTTCGTCCGACGCCTGTCCCCAGTGCTCGGGATCGGCGAACCCGATCATAACACCGAGCTCGCCGATCGAAAGCCTAGGTCTGACCCGTTCAACCGCGGCACCGCCGGCCCTCCACCACTTCAGGAAAGCTTCCTTGCAGGAGACGCAGAGGTCTCCGTGAACGAGCTCGGTTCCCCCGTAGTCAAGGAGTCTCACATCCGCCCAGTCGATCTTGTCGACTTCCTCGAACTGTGCGTCCACGTTGCATCGCTCGCAGCGGAACTGCGTCACGCTGACCACTCGTCTCATTCGTCCCCTCCCGTCACGATCACCTTGAAGAGGAGCTTCAGCTGGGAGAGGCAGTGGGCCGGCCAGTAGGGGGACATCTCCGCCTCATCGATCAGGCGCCCGATCGGTGCCGCGACCTCCTCACGCGCCTCAGACCCAGGGGTGTCCGCCGGCGGAGCGAGCAGGATGAGCTGATGGAGCTGGGCCCGGTGATGCTCATTCGCCGCCAGGATGCACTCATCCTGGGAGCCAAGCGACTGGTTGGTGTCACGGAACGACCAGCAGAAATCCCCATCCGCTGTCTCCGCAATCTCATAGGAACCACCGAAGCCCTCGGCGAACAGGAAGTCCACGCCGTCGAGCGTGCGGGGAACCCACGACAGGGGCCTGAACGCGACACCCGCCGCGTTCTGTGGCGACATCGCGGCGGCCACCGCATCGAGCAAGTACGCGAACTCCTTCACCCGCCCCTGGTCAGTGATCTGCAGGGTGACAGGCTCGCCCGGGTTGCTGGCGAGCGTATCCCGCATGGCCTGTGCAACCTTGACTATGAACTGGTCGATGGGTAACATGGCTGGCTCCTTAATTACGACATTGCACCCACTCTAATGCCCGAGGGCCGAAGCACCTCGGGCAAGAGATCACGCGGCCTTGCGGGACTTGCGATCGGCGCCGGCGGCCTTCGCCTCCTTCTGGGGCTTGGTCGCGGGCTCCTTGGCGCCGCCCTTCTTGAGCTTGGCCACCACCTCGTCGAACTCGGCCTTGGTGTCCCAGCCGTAGACGTCGCCCTCGTTCTTCTCGATGTCCGCGGTGCGGAGGCGGGCGCGGAGCTTGCGGGCCTTGGCCTGGTCGTCGTCGCCGGTGATGCCGAGGGCGGTGACGAGCTGGGCGATACCGTACTTGTAGGTGGGACGCTCGGGCAGGTTGGACTTGCGGGCCGGCTTCTCGTCGGCGGCGGGCTTCTTGCTGGACTTCGCGACCATGTCTTCATCTCCTCTTGAACTTGTTAAGGACCACTTCGGTCAGAGTGCGTTTGAACATTACCGCCTCTCTCTTGGCGTCGTCAATGGTGTTTCTAGCCACAATCAAGAATAAATCGGGTGGCTCTACGCCCGGGAGGTCCATACGAGACTTAGTCTGGTCGAAATCAATCCAGCTCTCATTGAAGGAGAACATGACGCCGTTGCGCGCCCGGAACAGGTCGATCCCCACGCCGCCTGTTTTCTGCTGGCAGATCAGGTAGTCGATCTCTCCACGCTGGAATGCTTCTAGGAGTTCAGTGCGTGCGCGACGCCTTCCTTTATCCTTCACCGCTCCGGTAAGAACTGCCACACGAGGGGAGAACTTGAGGCATTCTTCGCGGATCATGTCGACTTCCGGCAGGTACTGGCAGAAGATGACCGCCGGCTGCGCCAGCCTGTGGGTCAAGAGGTATCGCAGTTTGCGCAGCTTCGCGCGCCCGACCTCGTAGACCTCCTTGTCCTCATCGAAGATGAACCCGTTGACGATCTGCTGGAGCTTTACCCTTTTCGTGATCTCCATCGCTGCCTCGATGCGAATGCGATCGATCGTGACCAGCCAGTCTTGCTCCAAATCGTCATAGACACGCCGCTGTCGCCCGAACAGGTTTACCTCGCACCAGTGAAGCGTCGGCTCAGGGATGTCCGCCACGTCGCGCGTGACTCGCAAGCAATAAGGCTTAATGCTCTGGTAGAACTCCTCCTTCCTGTCGGACCTGAACTTCCTGCCATACCCCATGAACCCGGTGCGCGTCAAGAAGCGTTGATCGAAGTCAGCCCATCGCTCGCTCAGGGCTGTGGGCTCGATGAACCGCATCTGCCCCCACAGGTCAATCTCACTGTCATCCATCGGGGTGCCGCTCAGCGCCACTCGGTGCTCAACGTGACGGAACCTTCGAAGATTACGGGACTGACCGGAGGCACGGGCCTTGATGCGCTGGCTCTCGTCGAGGATGACGAGTCCCCACCTGACGCGCTGCAGCTTCTTCGCTAGGCCTGGCAGTTGTTCGTAGTGAGCGAGGAAGAACCTCTTCTTGTTCCTCGCGGCCTTGAACTCCTCGAGCGTGGTGCACAGCTCATATCCGGGGAGGAACTCCTTGATCCACTTCGCCCAGGTCGAGAACTTGTTGGTGAGCGGGACAACTGCCAGGATGTCCTGTGGCTCAAGCTGTTCTGCGATGGCGAGGGCGATCCAGGTCTTCCCAGTCCTCGGGTCGCAGAATAGGCCTACCCCTCTCTGGGTCAACGCGAAGGCCACGGCCGATTTTTGATAATCTCTTAGCCGCTCGTACAACGGCAGCGGCCTCGGCTGTCGAGGTGACCACGCAGGCATAGCCACCGCACCTGCGGAACGAGCGGAGGGTCTCGAGCTGAATTTCCGTCGGCTGGCTATCCTTGGCATCACGCTTTACCTCGAGTCCGATGAACAGGCCATCAACGCATCCTACCAAGTCGGGGAGACCCGCTTCAGTGAACGGACCTCCCCACACCTTGAAGAACCGGCACCTGAAGGATTGCTCCAGGTGCCGGCGGATGTTTCGCTGAAGCCGACTTTCCGGCTTCTTGGCCATCACTCCTCCTCGAGGTGTCCGGCCGTGTCGAGGGCGTCGATCACCGCCGCCGCCTTCTTGCGCAGGGTCTTGAAGCTGTCCAGGTCCACGTCGAGGCCATACTCCTCGATGACGCCCTCGAGGTCGTCCTCCTCCATGTCCTGCACTTCTTCGCCGCTCAGCTTCGGCAGCTCCTTCTTGCCGCGACGGCTGGAGCGCCCCTTCGGCTTCTCCTCCTCGTCCTCCTCCTTGGCAGCGCGACGGGCGCGGGAACGGGCCGGCTTCTCCTCCTCTTCCTCCTCGTCCTTCGCCGCACGGCGAGAGCGACGGGACGCCGGCTTCTCGTCTTCATCCTCCTTCGAGGAGCGACGGCCCTTCGGCTTCTCCTCTTCCTCGTCCTCCTCGAACTCCTCCGCGCCTTCGATCTCCGCCTTCTTGCGGCCCTCGTACTCGCGATGGGTGATGTCCGCCTGGAGCTTGCGGCCGATGATGTCATCCAGCTCGAGCTCCACCGCCTCGGCGGGGATGTCCATGCCGGCGGCCCGCAGCACGCCGCCCAACTTCCAGAGCGCCTGCTCGACCAGCGAGAACCACAGCGGGAACTCCTTGCCGTCGTGCTTGCCGCCGATGATCTGGAACGTGAGCTTCAGGGTGTCATTGCCAGAATTGCTCTCGTCCTTGTCGGCGCCGACGATCTCGAGGGCGTAGCGGTTCTCGGGCGGAAGGAACCTCTCCTCGGCATTCGTGAAGTCGAGCGAAAGGACGCGAGAGTTCTTGGAACTACGGGTGCTTCGACGAGCCATCAGTCTTCTCCTTCAATGGCATCTTGGATGTCTTCGTAGGTCGGGTCCTCGATGAAGGGAGGAGCCGCCACGGCCTTGGGCTTGCGCAACTTGGTGGTGTAGATCGGGTTGGGACCCAGGCGCAAGCAGAACTGGACCCGGCGATCGCGAATGACCTTCCCCTTTACCTCCTTCTTGATGATCTTGAGCCGGATGAACGTGTTGCCGATCACGCTCACCGCGGCGTTCAGAACCTTGACGACAGACGGTGACAGTCCGGGTCCCACCTCAGGTGCGAGGGTGTCTTCGGCCTCCCCGGAGTCATCGTCCAGGTTGAACACCCGATCCTGTGCGAGGAAGACGACTTCCATCGGCAGGTTCCGGTATCGGACGACCCAGACCTTCATGCGCTGGGACACGTCGCCCCATTCACGCTTCGTCATCACGCCCCAGTCGCCGGCCTTCTCGACATCCTTCTTCTTCTTGGTCAGGATGTCTTCGATGACGATTTGCTGGAGCTGGGTGATGGTGTCAACCACCACAGTCTTGTAGGCCTTGGGGTGACGCTGAAGCCATTCGTAAGCCCTCTCGAAATCGGCCCACGAGTTGATCTCCATCACCTTCACGCCCTTGACATCGGCGATGCTGTCAGTCCCCTCGTCGCGCACGTCGAGGAGCAGCATGGGCTTCGGGAACGAGCCGGCCAAGGTGGTTTTGCCCGTGCCGCTCCTCCCATAGAAAACATAGGAGCGAGGCTTCACGATGTCCGAGACGTCCTTCACCGGAAGGTCGTCCTCATCATCATCATCCGACCTCGATCGGGTCCTCGGTCTCGTCGCCATCCTTCTTGTACTCCTTCTCCTTCACCCAGTCTACGTCGAGGCCTTGCAGAGTGGCGCGGCAAATAGGCTCGTAGTCGCAGTAGTCACAGTGGAGATCAATGTTGCGACTAGAGGCCCTGCCGTGCAGCTTTTGCATCTCCTTCGCAGTATCCTGGAAGTCACTCCAGACCAATTCGACAATACTTCTCGAGGTCGGGGTGAACACTCGCGCAAAGTACGACGAGCGATTGTCCTCCGTCAACTTCAAGAAGTCAGCGTAGTCGTCGGGATCGAGCTTATTTTCTTCAATGACAGCTTCGACAAGCGAGGGCAGCGTATCGCACTTTGCTTTGCTCATCGCTCCAGACTTCAGGATCGCCGGTCGCGACGGGGGCTTGGATCGAACGTAGTCCCAGAGCGTCCCGTCCACAGGCTTCCAGCCCATAATGTCGATCGCGCGCACGTACACAGCGGACTGCACGTTGCGCCATCTGTGGTCCTCCTGTGGCATCCTCGAGAACGTCTTATGCTCGACGAGCCAGCGCAACTTCTTCGCGCGCCCAAGCGCATCGATCACGCCGGTGAACACGATGCCGTCGCCAATATCGATCTCGAATTTGTGCTCGGCGGACCTCCCGTCGCGTCGAATGTACTTCAAGCCCTCACCCCAGTACTCGAAGTACTCGGTCATGATGACGCGAGTGTCTTCCACGATGGTCCCGTATTGCTCGAGCTCAGCGCGGAACAGGTTGTGGTTCTTGGCAGCGATTTCGTCCAGCTTCTCCATCGGGTCATCGCCGTTGGCATAGGCCTCAATCATCTCGTGCACCATGCGGCCGAACTGGAACGGCCTCTTGGTGATCCGCTTCTTCAGCTTCTCCACATACTTGAGGTGGTAGGCCTGCCGGCACCGACGCCAAAGCTTCACCTTGCTCTGGCTCACCTTAAATCGTTCAGCCATTTGTCAAGTCCCTTTCCACTGCCCCACGGGCCGATCGAGGCTTCCGCTTCGACGGGCACCTCAAGAGAGATTTCAAACACGTCGAGAAGGTCCGGGTGAGACATCACCTGGAGCACCCGTCGCGTGACACGCTCCACCCAATCGTCGCGCACCTCGAAGAGGATAGCGTCATGCACCGTCCCCACGATGTGCATCACGCGACGGGGAAACTCACGATGCAACTGCAAGGCCGCCATGAGATTGAGCTCATTGGCGAACGATTGCACAGGGGAGTTGATGGCCTGACGCTCAGCCTCGCGTCGCTCCGGCGTGTCATCGCGTGACATCGCCTGGGGGAGGCGACGCTTGCGACCTGAAAGCGATCGCACATACCCCTGTGCGCGTACCGTAGACCGCTGCTGCCCGTGCCAGGCTGGGAGGTCGGGGTAGTTGTCGAAGAAGGTATTGCGGGAGTCTTGCGCCTGATCCTCAGTCACCGTCACGCCGTAATTGTCGCGGGCGTAGGCGATGAACTTTCGCCACCACATACCATAGAGGTAGCCGAAGTTCACAGCCTTGGCCTTCTTGCGCAGCTCCTTCCACCCGGGCCAAATCTCGCACGCGATGTCTGGCCCCATCTCGAGGAGGATTTCGATCGCGTCCCCGTAGTGGATGCCCTTGGTGTGATCCACCTTGTTCTTCTCTAAGTACTTGACCTGGCCCCCCTTCTGCTTGATGTACCTACTCGCGGTGTCTAGCACCTCGTCCTTGTAGCCCCCGCCTCGCGCAATCTCGCGGATCGCCGTGAGCCAGTGGACATCGATGTCATGAGTGAAGGCGTAGAGCATGTTGCGTTCGCCGGCCAGTTCGGCGGCGATACGCAGCTCAATTTGCGACAGGTCACATTCCAGCAGGGTCCACCCGGGTGGAGCGGTGATGAGTGATCGAATGCGCTTATCCCGGGGGACCTGTTGCAGGTTGGGATGCTCGCAGGACAGGCGACCAGTCACGGTGCCGTGGAGCTTGAAGGACGGATGCAGTCTCGACTTCACTAGGTAGGGCTTCCACCCATCAATGAACCCAGACAACTGCTTGTCGGCCGCCCGGTATTTGAGCATCGCCCCAGCGACCGGATGATTGATGCGCTTGATGACGCTCTCGCTGACACTGCGCCCGCCGCCCTTTGTCTTCTCAATCTCTGGTATCTTGAGCTTGTCGAATAGCAGGGCGGCGACTTGGATGGGCGATCGCCAGTTGACATCGGGTCCGTACTTGTGAAGCTCCACGCGTGCGGCCTCGAGCTCACCCCTCAGGTATGCCTCGGCCTCGTCCATCTTGGCGGTGTCAATGTATACGCCGCGGAACTCGGCCTCAGCGAAGAGCTCAGAGCAAGGCATGAGAATGCGATCGAATACCCGCTTGACTTCCCGGTCCTTGTTCAACTCACGAGCGAAGTGGTACTTCAGCTTGCGGGTGTAGAACAGGTCGTGGGCATGATACTTCGCGGTGGCGTGGGTCCACTGGCTCTTCACGTCCTTGCCGACATCCCAGTCGGGAGCCCCGAGGTACTTCTGAGCCAGGTACTTGAGGTCGTGTTGATCGTTCTCATCCAACAGGAAGTGAGCGAGCATCGTGTCGAAGTCGGCGAACCACTTGACACCGAAGCGCACTCTCATCCACAGGCTGTCGAACTTCCAGTTGTGGCCGACGAGGTAGCAGTCCTCGAGACGTTCGGTGATCTTCTCCACCATCTCGGCGAGGGTGTCGCGATGCCATACGCCGGAAGTCTCCCCCGGAATGATCCACTGATGCTCCGCCGTCCCGAAGCCGATCGACACGACGCCCGCTCCCTTGTCCCACGGGTACAGGCCTGTGGTCTCAAGGTCGCTCGATACGGTGCCCTCGAGGTCATCGAGCATCTCCTTAAAGGCGCGCTCGCTGTCGACCACTGTGAAGTCCAGCTCCCGTTCCTCGGGAATGCCCCCGAACTCAATAATGTCCTTGAACGTCCCCAAATCCAGCTCAAAGACCCGAGTGTGGCTAGGGTCCCTCAGGATGAAGGCGGGATGATAGGTGGGAAGGTAGATGATGCCATCTTTCTCAACCGGCTTGCCTCGCGCCTTGCGAATGCCCGTCTTTCCCAGAGCGGCGAGGAGGGGAGTGTTGCCGAGGAGCAGCACATACTTCGGCTTCACCATCGCCATCTGGTATTGCAGCCACTTCGAGCAGGCCTTTACCTCGGTCTTAGTGGGCGTTCGGTTCTCAGGTGGCCGACAGTTGACGGCATTGGTGATGTAGGCGTCATCGATCGGGATGCCAGCATTCTCGAGCATGGACATGAGGAGCTGACCGCTACGGCCAACGAAGGGCTTCCCCACGTCATCCTCGTAGTGACCAGGTGCCTCACCGAGGACCATGATGTCACCGCGCTCGTTCCCCCGGCCGAGCAGGCACACGTTCTTCGCAGATTGGTGCAGCTTGCACAGGCTGCACTTCGGGTCACGCCGGATCGCCATCGAGAAGCTCCTTGGTCGGCCAGTCGATGACCATGCCAGCGGGGGTGACCTGAAACACCCCGACACCTCGGCTCGAGAGGTTGTCGAGATGATCGGTGATGCGGTAGGGCTGACCGAAGAATACGCGCTGAACCCGACGCTCGAGGAGCATCCCTGCGCAGGCGCCGCAGGGGCTGTCGGTCACGTACAGGTCGAAGGGGGTATCACGCAGCGCGTGCGGGACGTGCCTGAGCGCGTTGTCCTCGGCGTGAATGGTTTCCTGACAGCGAAAGCGCCCAGGGCACGTATTGCCTTCGCAATGCGGTGCACCGGCAGGCCTCCCGTTGTACCCGATCGAGACGATCCGGTTGTTGATGACGACCACTGCTCCCACGTTGAGGCGGAAGCAGGTCGACCGTTTAGCCACCACGTGGGCGACTTCCATGAACATCTGCGCGCGCGTGATCCTCATAGCCCAAGGTCCCTCATGATTAGGTTGCGGATGTAGGACGAGGTGGATTGACCACGCTGCATGGCGAGGGAACCAAGCCTCGACGCGGCCTTCTTGCTCAGGTAGGTCCGGAGCTCAACGTCGCGACGTGCCCCCTCCACCAAAGGCTGACGACGGGGCTTGAGCCCCATCACCAGTCGTTGCGCCTTGATGGACTTGTAGCTCCTGCCGAGTTCGTGAGAAATCACCTTGAGGGCGGACCCTTCGTCCCACAGCCTACGCAAGAGTGCTCGGTCGTTGTCGGTCCAGACGGGGTACCTCATTTGCCATACCTCTGGATGTAGTCATTGCGGAACAGGTGAAGCGAGCCGATGTTCATGATGAGTTGGCCAGGCCACACATCCTGCCACGACTTCTGGTCCATCTCGCGCAGGCGCTCAATCATCCAGATGAGCAGGCGCACGGCGAAGTAGACATCGTTCCGGAAGTGCCTATGGTAGTCACAGGATCGGATCGAGTACTCCACATCCATGCGACGATTGCGCACCATGAAGTGGTAGTGCAACGTGCAGGGCTTGCGACCGGGATTGGCGATGCCCGTGTCCTCCGGGAAGAACATGGGCAGGATGCCTTGGCGATTGAGGGGCTCCTTGTGCATTTGCAACACCAGGTCCTCGAGGTCGCCGTACTCATACTGGATACCGCGGCGAGGGGGGAAGGGGCGTTGCCGATCAACGTGGGTATCGTAGGCCTTGACGCGCAGCGAGTCGTCATCGCGATACCAGCTGGTCGTCGGGGTGCGGGCGTACTTCGGCCAGAAGCGCTCGGGATAGGTGTGGTTGAAGAGCCCGTCTTCCTTGAACTGGTCGTTGACACCCTGGGAGTGGGGCCATCGAACCTCGCTGGGAGGTGGGTTGTAGGGAGCGCCGTTCACGCGCTCGAGGAAATGCTCATCCGCCCAGGGCAGGTCTGGCTTGAGCACGTCCTGGTAGAAGTCGAGCGTCATGGTCGGCAGGGCCATGTGGAGGTGTTGCCACCTGAGCTCATGCGTCGCTGCCGCCGGGTTGTTCTCGACATCGAGCCCCTGCCACCGCTCGGTCTGAACCAGCTCGGAGCGATCTCGCATGTCTTCATGGAGCTGAAAGAGCACTGCCCTGATAGGCTTCGCCTCAGTCATCGTCCTCGTCCTCCTCGTAGTCGTTTCGGTAGCCCGGGTGGTTAGCCCTCAGGTATTCGCGCAGGTGCTTGAGGTCGGTCAGACGGGCCATCGCATCCTTCTGCACACGGAGTGCTTGCGAGAACTTGGCGATCCCCCGATGATGCTCGGGAAGCACATAACGACCGGTCCACTTCACCAGCCAATCGAAGAAGCGTCGATCGAGCTCCTTGAGCCTGTCGAGTTCTCGCTCCCATCCCTTCCCGAGGTGTGGGATGATGGTGACGAAGTACATGGGATGTATCGTCACGTTGGCGAAATGACAGGTGAGCCCCACCGACTGAGTGCCGAAGTCGAACGGCTTCAACAGCACGTCCTTCAGCAGCACAAGGTCGGCGGGGAACTTCTTGAGTAGCTCGGTGGTGCGGTAGAATACATCCACCTCAGCGTGGGTCTTATCAACCCAGGTGATGCTCACCGACTGAATGCAGGGACCGAAGACGCTGGCGCGCTTGCTGCGCTTAGCGTCGATCGATCCCCCCTTGATGAGGTGGTTGAAGGTGGTGAAGGACACAGAGCCGTAGCGCTCCTGCCCGCACCGTTTTTCCCACAGCTGAAGGGCGACGTCTCGACTTTCCTCATGCAGGTAGTGCTTGGTCAGCATGGTCAACTTGCTGCGCGTATAGCCTGCATCCGAGAGCTCGATCGGGTCGTCATCGTAGAGCTCAGGAAACCGGATCGAGATGCCTCGCAGCACCTTCCGGCATCCTGAGTACAGGTCGGCCTCGCGCGCTGACAACGCGAGGCAATGCGACACCCATTCGTCGCGCATCAATCGAGCCTCCGGTAGAGCTCGTCCTGGCTGCCGACGATGAAGGTAGCCATGTTGGCCATGAGCTCCGGCTCCTCGCCGTCGCGCGTCAGGATGTAGAGCGACTTCCCCTTGCCGGCGAACCACCCGGCCTCGAGGTGTGCGCTCCTCCCGCAGGGCAGGACGAGGACGCAGGTGTCAGCCCACTCCATCGCCGACATATCCGCGGCATACCCCTTCTTGGCCAGCGGATGGATGAGGGCGAGGCGGTACTGATCGGCCGTCCAGTTCCTCCAGTTCGGGTCGATCTGATCCCACCGGAAGGCATCCGCCCCAGCCTTGAAGTCGTAGACTTGATGACCCAGGTTGAGGAGGCCGGTCAGGACTTCCGGGTATATCTCGTTGCGCCACGAAGACGCAAGGTAGATACGACGCTGCGTCTTGCGGAGCAGGGTGTTGAGGTCCCGGATCTCCTCGTGACGTGCGGCGATGGCGCCCCCCCAGTTGGTGGCGTTCTCGTTCTCCTTGCGCAACTCTTCAATGCGCGCCATCATCTCAGTCCGCCTCATCGCGCACCCCCGATCGCATTCTGCAGCCACATGGCCTGAGCCACGGAGTCGCTGCCTGCATTGTGCGGGATGTTGGGACGTACCTGCGGCACGTTGGGATACAGGCGACGGACAGTCCTCATGTCCATCACCTGACCATACTGCCAGGGCACGTCGAAGGAGCACGCGCGAAAGGCGTTCTCGATGATGGGGAAGTCGAAGGCGGCGCCGTTCGCCCAGACGCGATCGAACGTCGGGGGGAGCATCGAGCAGAACAGGATCAGGGCAGCATGAATGTCATGAGCATCCGCCTCCAAGATCGATCGGAGGGAAAACCCCAGCTCAGGCTTCATCCACCAGCTGATCGTTCCCCAGTCGACGGTGGCCCCCAGGTCGATGTGGGTCTGCGGGTTGACCGTGATCGCACACGGGGTAGGGCGTTCGCCGTTGAGGTCGAAAGTGCACCAGCCGATCTGCATGATGGCGGCATTCGGCTTGAGGCCGAGGGTCTCGAGGTCAATCATGAGGTCCATGTCAGGCTCCAGTGTAGGCGTGATCTTCGACGAGGTCCTTGTGGGAAGGGGCTTCCCACCCGGCGGGCTTCACCACATCAAAGGTGGTGCCACGCTTGCTGTCGCTGGGCTTCTCCGCGCGAACCTTCGCCATGTTGGCGGTGTGCACTCGGCGCCATGCCTCGCGGAAGTTGAAGCCCTGCAGGTAGGCGGTGCCGAGCGCGACATAGACGAGGTCCACGAGCGCGTCGAGCTGCAGTTCCAGCTGATGCGTCATCTCCGCCTGATCGGGTACCGCCTCGAGGACAAGGAGGGCGCGGGCGACGCCCTGGCTGTCCGTGTACTCGGTGAGCTCCTCATGCAGAAATCGAGTGCGGAAGTTCCCGAGTTCACCGACGAGCACTCGGGGCTTGCCTCCGTACTGCAGCCCGAACTTTTCGTGAAACTCTTCGACGTCTTTTACGGGATCGAACATGGTAAGCCCTTCTCGCCAGTTGTTGGGCAGCCCCTACGGCCATGCCCGGAAAATCGTTGTGCCCCAGGTAGCCGGCCGATGATGTGCTCAGCTCGCGTCGGTCGACTATCCACTTGTGCCTGTGCTTGATGAGCTCCCATCTAAGATCGATGAACCTGCACAGCTTGTCCCACGCGCCGTCGCTCAAGACCGGAAGGTTCATGTGCTCGTAGGCGTAGGCTCCGATGAGAAACCAGGGGATGGAGAGGTTGAGGTTGTCGCGGACTTGCCGCCACATCATATCGTCGAGCGGACGAACCTCGCCACCCGCGTCATGTCGTCCCCGATCCGGTAGAGGATGTGAGCGTGACGAAACGCCCATCGGCGGTACTCCAGCAGGATGAAGGTGTAGTTGCGCTCGATCGCAGCGAGGTGCTCGGGGTCCTCATCATCCTTCACCGCGTGACCGACCAGCTTGCGCTGCATCGGATCGCAGTAGATGAACAGGTGACGTTCGCGGTAGAACTGGTCGACGAGGACCTGGTTGACAGGATCAGCCCCGCGTGCTGCGCCGTAGATCGGCTGGCTCACCGCGGGATGTCGGACGAAGATCGTGTCGCTGGAGAACGCGCTGTAGCGTACAATGCGTTCTTCGATCTCCCCGGGGTACTTCGGTGGCCCTTCACTCTCGATGATCGAGCTGAGGGACATCTCGCTGTAGATTTGCTGGGCGAGCGTCGACTTGCCCGAGTTGTCTATACCTTCGATAATGATCGCCATGGCAGTACTCGTGAGTTGCGTTGTCGCGTATTACGACATATAACGATCGCCCGGCATCGTCAACGCGAGTTTTCTACATGGACGGGTATCTCACTATACGGGAGGCGGCCGATCGACTAGGCATAAAGCCTGGCGCTTTACTTCGGCGCGTGCAACGAGGTTACGTCAAGGGCCGCAAGCTTGGATGGATGTGGCTCATCCCCGAAGAAGAAGTCGAAAGGCTCGCCCGCCATGCTAATAACTGACCTGTGGCGTATTCTGCCAGGCAAGTATTTCTGCATCAGCACCAAATCACCCACAGGCAAATGGAAGGACCACTACTTCACCAAGGACGAGTTCTCCCAAGTTCGATCGTTCCTCTCCGCACACGATGACCACGACCTCTATTGGTGTCCCCACGGCCTGAGCAGGAAGTCGCGCAAGGAGGATGCCGCGGTTCCAGGCAAGCTCCTATACGCTGACCTTGATGAGGCCGATCCCCGCAAGATCAACCCGAAGCCCACGATCGCATGGGAAACCTCACCGGGACGATACGCTGGCATATGGCTCATCGATCGACCGATGACCAAGGAGCTCAACCGATCGCTCACCTACTACGTCGGGGCTGACAAGAGCGGGTGGGATTGGGGCCAGGTTCTGCGCATCCCGGGGACCATCAACTTCAAGTACGATGCCGAGCCGAAGGTCAAGACGCTCTGGGACGATGCACCCCCCAAGACCTTCCGCCAGATTGAGCAGTTGACACGCGGTGTCGGGCCGACCGAGTCATCTGAGGCGCCGGGCAATGTCGGCGCGATCTATGCCAAGTACGAGAAGAGGCTGCCCGCCTGGCTGAGGGCTGAGCTGCGTCGCACGTCAGCACCCTCCGCCGGCAAGCGCAGCGAGATGATCTGGAAGATTGAGCACGCCTTGCTCGAGGCTGGATGCTCTTCAGACGAGTCGTTCGCGCTCGTGAAGTCGTCCGTGTGGAACAAGTTCAGGGGCCGGCACAACGAGGACAAGCAGCTCAAGAGGGAGCTCGACAAGATCAGAGATGAGCATTTCGGCGAAGAGCCGCCCGTTCACTCTGAGACGTCCTTCGAGTACTTCAAGACCTCGATCGAAGACGTAGAAGAAGAGAACATCAACTGGGTGTGGAAGGGACGCCTCGCGCGGGGAGAATTGACCATCGTGGAAGGTGACCCGGGTCTCGGCAAGTCCTATCTCGTCCAGATGGTAGCACGTCACCTGTGCGATGGTGTCCCTCTCCCTGACATGACGGCCGATGATCGTCGCTCCCTCAAGCCAGGCAAGGTGCTGTACTTCGACATGGAGAACTCGTCGGGCTCCGTGACGAAGCCGCGCCTGGTGGACAATGGCCTCGAGAATACCCGCAACTTCTTCCAGGACGAGGGGTTCTTCTCGATCGATGACGAGGAGGCCAAGCTGGCAGCCGAGGAGGCCGTCAAGAAGCATCGCCCCATAATGGTCGTCTTCGATACGCTCAACACCTACATCGGCAAGGCCGACACCCATAAGTCGAGCGAAGCACAGCAGGCGATGATGTGGTTCCGGCAACTGGGGCGAGACTACAACTGCGCAGTCGTCGTGCTGCGTCACCTGACTAAGTCGAGCGGCAAAGAGAAGGCGCTTTATCGAGGGCAAGGATCGATCGCATTTGCCGGCGCAGCGCGCATCATGCTGACGGTAGGCCTCAACCCCGAGGACACCGAGGAACGCGTCGTAGCCGTCTCGAAAATGAACCTGACCGCCCCTCCCAAGTCTCTCACGTTCCGCATCCTCGGCCTGCCGGACACGCGCGATCGCAAGGACAGGTCGAGGCTCGAGTGGGGCGAGGTCTGCGACCTGACCGCTGACGACATCCTCAACGTGCAGAAGACCGGTAATGATGACAGCCTGGTCAAGAAGGCCATCGAGTTCCTCGACAATGTGCTGGGTGACGGGCCGGTTGAGGCGACGAAGGTTCAGACGATGGCCGATAAGCGCGGGATCAGCAAGCGCACCCTGCAGCGTGCAGCGGATGGGCGGATCACTTCGTTCAAGAAGGGCTTCGGCAAGACTGCTGCGACGTGGTGGGAACTCATAGGTGAGTGACGCCGGGGGATACCCGGCGCCACGTGCGCATCACTGAGAAGCGGCCGGCTTGATGAGGGACGGCGCGTAGGTCAGCACCTCCTTCAGGATCACATCCTGCATCGCATACCACTCGGAGTCATCCTCCCCCATGCGGGGGCGGCCGAGACGGGCGGCGGTCTCACGGCCGAGAACCTTGTGATCGGTCACGGCCTCGATGGCCTTGTGTGCCAGCTTCTCGATGTTGCTCATCTGGGACATAGTCGTTTTCCTCAAGTTGACGACGGCGCATGACATCACACGCCGCCGAGGTTGTCAAGTGTAGGTCACGCCTCGAGGAGGACCTTGAGAGCCTGCTCCTTCTGCAGCGCGGTGCGCCCCATCCAGGCGTTGGTCAGGCGCTTGTCCGGCGTGCGCGACGCGACGTGATCGCTGTAGTAGGTGACCGTGTTGAGGATGCCCCAAGCGGTCATGGGATCGGCGCCTGGCGCGCGCTCGTGGATATCGAGCAGCACCTTCATGGTGCGCGAGGCCTTCTCGTCGAAGTCGGCGATCAGCTCCTTCACCGGAACATCGTCCTGGTAGATGCCGGCGAGAACGCGGATCGTGTCTTCGCGGGTCGCACCCTTCGCCTTGAGAGCGCGGGCGTTGTCCTCGAACTCATCCATCTGTTCGCGGGCGATGCCCAGCTGCTCCTTGGCGCGAGAGATCATGTCGGCATCGAACTTGCGGCGATGGGCCATGCGGAACATGCCGATGCCGGCGCCGCCGCGCAGGGCGAGGGTGAGAGTGTTCTGGCAGACGACGCGCACAGGGGTGAACTTGGAGACAAGGGACTTGCCCTGCTGGTGGGGGATGGCCATGAGCAGGAAGCCCTTCACCTCGTCCTTGCCCTTCAGCTTGAAGGACTTGTTGAGGTTGGCCAGCCCCCACACGTATCGGCCCCCGCGCAGCGAACCGGCGGTCTCCATCGTGGCGCTGCCGGCCTGGACGAACTCGACGAAGAACTCAAAGGCTTCTTCGTTCTGGATGGGCGTATACTGCGAGCCCACCACGTCGAGCACCGCGTTGTCGCGATCACGAGTGAGGGCAGCGAAGCCGGGGACCTCGGTGCCGGTCAGGAAGGAGGGCTTGCCCTCGGAGTCGTAAGTGCCCGCCATCATGGGGCGACGCTCGACCTTCCAGTCCAGCTGGGCGAGCTTGAGCATCTCCTTCACGGAGGGGGCTTCGGCGACGTAGTGGCCGAGGCCGTGCCAGGGAACCTCGTTGGTGTAGGCCATTGTCTCAACAGCGTCGGTCATGTTGTCCTCCACGCGGTGCATCAACGCCCGCAAGATGAATATGGATGAGGCCCGGCAGGACTGCAATAGTCCTGCCGGAGAATTTTCAATCGACCTTGCGGTTGAGCTCGACCTGAGCGCCGGCGATGTGACCAGCACGGTAGCCATTGCTCTCCGGATTGTATACGGCGCGATTGGTCGAGGTCTTTGCTCCAATCTTGCCGAAGTAGGCGTCGACTTCGCTTTCCAGCGTCTTGCGATGATCCTGCACGACGAGTGCGCGGCCATTGCTTTCGCTGGGCGTGCATTGCTCGGCGATGATCGCCTCGACGCGGAAGTAGACCCGCGCAGCACAGGCCTTCTTGAACTCGCGCCGATAATTCGCACGATCGCCCTTGCTCAAGCCGCGCGGGAGATAGGCCTTGTAGAGCGCCTCGAGCTGCTCGAGGAGAAAGACGTAGGTGTCAGCAGCAGCAGCGATGTTGTCGGGGCGACCGATGAAGCGGAACTGAGAGTAGTCGAACGTGCCGCAGGGCTTGACACCGTACAGCATGCCAGCAGCCTGACCGAGCACCCGATGGTGGATGTACTCGACATCGAAGTAGACGCCTTCGCGCACATCCTCGAGCTCGACCTGCGAGATACCGTGCTCCATCATGAGCGCGCTCGCACGGGACATGGCCTGTGCGGCCTCATGCTCATTTGGATTGTTCTGCGCGAGGGCGAGCAGCTTTTTGATGCGATCGTGAATAGCAGACATGGTGAGCTCTCAGTGTTTTTGGGCGAGGCCAATGGCCTGGTCAAGGTGAATGAAGAAGGAGAGGAAGTTCTCCCCCTGGTATACGCGATACCCCATGGAGCCGGGGTAGCGACGCACGGTTATACCGCGCTCATTCTGGTAGAAGATCTCATACACGGGCGGGTGCTTAGTCATGATGTCCTCCGTTTCGATGTGGACACACTACGCCCACTCGCTGAACATCTCAACAGCTACGCGGGTGTGCACTCCAGGATTTTTGCACACTCGGGGCCAATGCCTCGATCGATGCTCGACGGGTGTGTGAGCTGCCGCCCGCATCTCCCGCAACGGCCGTCATGCCGGACCTCGAGGTCGCTGGGGATGATGCCGCTGGCGATCCAACCCCAGGCGTATCGGAATGCGCGGTAGGGCGTGTACTCCGGCGAGGGCGACTTGCGAGTCAGCCGAAGCTCAGCCTGGTTGAAAATGGTGGCGATGTACTCGTACTGGTCTGGTGCGACCAGGTGAGACACGAAGTGCACTTCACCGCTGCTCGACGCGTTGACGCGGAACGTGTAGTGAGTGCCGGTGCGCACGGAGCGCAAGGTGACGTAGGCGTTGCCCGCGAGCATGAAGTCACGGGCGTCCTGAGCAGTGGTGAACATCACAGTATCCCTTCCTCGATGTAGCGTCGCCGACGCCAGGCGGCCTCAGATTTGCTCATCCCCGTATATACGGGCCGCCCGCGAACGAACAGGGCCCAGGAGTAGACGTCATCGCCCTCGTACTTGCCGATGCGCGAGTGGCGCTTGCGGTCAGCTTTCTCAGTCATGATATCCTCCCCGAGGTGGGTGAGGAGCTATGGCCCCTCACTTCTTGACGATCGCGACGGTCTGAGCGTTGAGCGGGTAGTTGCCCTTCTCGTCCTTCTCGATCCCGGCGCGGCGCAGCTTGGCGCGAGCGACCTTCGGGTTCACGTCGTTCTGCCTGCACCATTCGGCGAAGTCACGAGCTCGGGGAGCCATCGCACCCTTGAGCACCGGCTTGGCTTTCCCCTTCGCGACTTCGACGGGAGCCTTTGGAGCCTTCACCTGTGCGGGGGAAAGCGCCTCGATGGCGGCTTCGAGCTTGGCCTTCGACTCCTTCCAAGCCTTGATGGGAGCCTTGCCCTTGGTGGCGCGCAGGGCGTTCAGGGTAGCGAGGCGTTCAGCAGTGGTAGACATCGTGTCCTCCTTCGTTTCGATGAAGAGAACATAATCGAGATGCTGGCGGTTCTCAATGGCCGTTTGGGCATTAAACCA